CCGCCGTGGCATCCACCCCTGCCCCACCCCCACGTTCTCTGCGACGTAAAGGGATCCTCCGCCTTCAGGCGGGGGCTTTCAGCCCGATGGGCTGAGGGCCGCCTTTACCAGCACCAGCCAACACCTATTGGAGGTGAACCAAGTTGGCTACGTTCCACGCAGGACAGAAGACCGACCGGGCTGTGCTTCCTCAGCAGCTCGCTCTCGAATTCGAGTCAGCAGACATCCCCCGGATCGGGGACGAAACGGGGCTCGGACGCCGTAAGGCACCCGGCGTGGAACATGTGCGAGGGGAGACCGCCGGCAGCGCACCTGCCGCCGGTGGCGTCACCCCGAACCTTCAGGTCCGGGAGTCCGGCCGTGAGGCCGTCACCGTCCATCCCGCCGTGTTCGTCCTCGACAAACATGGCGTCCCGTTGCAGCCCACCACCCCGGCCAGGGCGCGGAAGCTGCTGAAGTCCGGCCGGGCCGTGGTCGCCCGACACACACCGTTCGTCATCCGCCTCAAGGACCGCACCGCCGCTGACAGCGAGGTCGACGGCGTGGAGCTGGGCATCGACCCCGGGTCCAAGCACACCGGCCTGGCCGTCTTCACCGCCGAGGCGGGAGAACGTCAAGGCCGGTACAGCATTCAGCTCGACCACCGCGGCGCGGCCATCCGCAAGAAGATGCAGCAGCGGGCCGCCCACCGGCGGGGGCGCCGTACCCGCAACCTGCGCTACCGCGCTCCCCGTTTCCTCAACAGGGCCCGGCCGAAGGGCTGGCTGCCGCCGTCCCTGAAGCACCGGGTGGACACCACGATCTCGTGGACGGACCGCCTCGCCCGCTGGGCGCCCGTCCGTGCGGTGCATGTGGAGCGGGTCGCGTTCGACACCCACGCCATCAGCGCGGGCCGCCCACTGGAAGGCGCCGAATACCAGCACGGCACATTGCACGGGTACGAGGTGCGCGAGTTCCTCCTCGCGAAGTTCGGGCGGGCCTGCGTCTACTGCGGCGCCATGGACACGCCGCTGAACATCGACCACGTCCACCCGAGGTCCAAAGGCGGCTCCGACCGGGTCTCGAACCTCGTCCTCGCCTGCATCCCCTGCAATGAAGCGAAATCCAACCGGCCAGTGGAGGAGTTCGCACCCAAGCGGGCCGCCGACATCCTCCGCCGGGCGAAGGTCCCGCTCCGCGACGCGGCAGCCGTCAATGCCACCCGCTGGGCCCTGTGGCGCGCCCTCGACCAACGCATGCCCACCCACGCCGCCAGCGGCGGCCGCACCAAGTGGAACCGCACCCGATGCGGTCTGACCAAGACCCACACCCTCGACGCCCTCGCGGTCGGCGAGCTGGACACCGTCACCGCCTGGCCGTCCACCGTCCTCGTCGTCGGCGCGACCGGACGCGGCCAGTACCAGCGCACGAGCCCTGACAGGTACGGCTTCCCCCGCCGCACCGCCCCCCGCACCAAGCGCGCCCACGGCTTCGCCACCGGCGACCTCGTCCGAGCCGCCGTCCCCAAAGGCAAGTACACGGGCACCCACGTCGGCCGCGTCATGGTCCGCACCACCGGCCGGTTCGACATCCGTACCGCCCAAGGCCTCGCCCAGGGCATCAACCACCGCCATGTCCGGCTCCTCCAGCGAGCCGACGGCTACGCCTACACGACACAGAAAGAAGGCCAGTGATGCGCACTACGCGCTGTGGGACGCCCCGGCTCCCCATGTCCCCGTTCCTGTTCTCCGCCGATCACGCCACGTTGACGGGCGGCTCCGACCGCGCCCTGGTGCTCGTCCCGACGGCGCTGTCGATCTCCGACCTGTTCACCGAGTACGCCGCCGCCAGCAAGGCCCGTCGGGCGGAGATCCGTCTCGCCGCCGACGTCGAGCTGCTGGCCGAGCTGGATGGCTTCAACTACCCGGCAGCTGCCTGATGGCCGCCGTGACACCGGAGCTGCTGGCCGAGGCCCGCACCCACGTCATCTACTTCCAGTCCGCGTCGGTGACGAGCCTGCAGCGGCGTCTCCGAGTCGGCTACCAGACGGCCTGCCGGCTGCTGGATCTGCTGGAGGCGGACGGTGTGGTCGGCCCGGCCCAGGGTGACCTGTCGCGCGAGGTGCTCGTTGCGGCCGACCCGGGGAGCTACCTGTGATGTTCGGCCGCAAGCGCGACGACGCGCCCCCGCCACGGAAGCCCGACCCCGCCACGGTCGCCCGCGCCAAGCGTGAAGCGGACGCCCTGCGCAAGACGGCCCGGAAGCTGCCGAAGATCGACCCCGCCGACGCCAAGTACTGGTGAGCGGCCCCTGATCGCCGTGGCGGCGGAATTCGTTCCCCCGCGGCCCGCCGCCACGGCTTGCACGACCGACCGCCCCAACCCGAGAGAGGACGCCCCATGTCCATGTTCAAGCGCGACGACGAGACCGGCGAGGAGATCGCCCACCACGTCACCACCCCGTCCGGCACGACCTTCGTCACCGGCCAGCACGCCCACCTCTACCAGGACAACCCGGGCTACGCCGTCGACGAGGTCCGCGGCCACTCCCGCGAGGACGGCGGTGGCTTCGTCATCGACCGCTACCTCGACTGACCTCCTGGCCCTGCCGGGGACCGCATCGCCCCCACGGTGGGGTGCCCAGCACGACCGGTACCACCACCCGATTGCGACCGCGAGAGGAGTCCCGATGGCAGTCCGCCCGTGTCCGCCCGGCGAGTGCCGTCAGTGCTGGCGGCACGCCCACGACCCGAGCATCCACCGCAGCCAGGACCAGGGCCAGGACTGCGCCCAGTGCGTCGACCACATGAACAACGGCCACGGCAACCAGCTCGTGCCGAAGAAGGAATCCAGCTGGTGGTGACCGCCACCAGTCGACAAACCCCGAGAGGAGCCCTGATGGGCCTGTTCAGCCGCACCCCCAAGCAGACCCCCGAGGAGCAATACCAGGCCGATCGAGACACCGCCTGGCAGGAGACCAACGCCCACAACCTGGCCGGCCGCGCACGGTTCGCCGGCATGAGCGACCGACAGGCCAACCGGCACTACCCGCTCACCGAACAGACCGACCGCATCGCCGGAACCTGACCGACCCACCCCGAGAGGAGCCCTCATGGGCTGGCTCAGCAACAAGATCACCGGCACCCCCGAGCAGCAGGAACACAACGCCCGCTTCAACAACCCCGACACCGACCCCGACAGCGCCGAATACCTGGAATCCCACGACCGGGTCATCGCCGCCGAGAAGAACAAGAAGGGCTGACGCCATGCCCACCAACCCCGAGACCGGCAGCGACATCGAGATCGAGCCGGACGGCGACTTCACCGTCACCTTCCCGATGCGCATGCCGCCCCCGCGCCGCGACACCGACGAGCGCTGACCGGCTGCCCGATCCGTCCGTCTCGCACGGGCGGTGAGGGGAACCGCGCCAGCGCTTCCAACCCAAACCGAGAGGACCAGCTCATGGCATTCGGACGTAAGGCCGCCGAGAAGCTCGACTCCACCGCCGCCGCACTCCACAAGGTCGGCGGGAAGGCCGGGGACGCCGTCGCCAACACCATCCTTGCCCCCGCCCGCTCCCGCATCAACGAGTCCTGCACCAACTGCGACAAGGGCAAGTGCAAGACCCACTGACCGACTGAACCCCCGAGAGGAGCCCGTCATGCACGCCTATCTGATCACCGCGAAGCCCGGCCGGCTGCACCGTGCGGCCGTGTTCGCGGGCCGGTGGGCGCTGCGGGCCCTCGCCCTGACCGTCATGTGCGCACTCGGGGCGGTCGTGTTCACGGTCCGCTGCATGCGCCCGGTCATCAACTACGCCGCGATCCGCATGGCGTGGCTGGAGCTGTGGGCCGCCGACGTGACCGGGATCGGCCCGGTCGGGGCGGCCCTCGGCTCCGGGCTCACCGACGAGTTCATCCGCGAATTCCACAAAGCGCGCACCAGCGCGCCCGCCTGAGAGGGGCACCGCATGAAGAAGTACACCGTGACCTGGCCGACCCGACCCGAGGGCGTCTACACCCAGGTGGTCCGCGCGCCCGACCCGACCGACGCCGTCCGCGAGGCCGCCGAACTGGAGTGGCCGACGACCGACGGCTACTCGATGGCCTTCGACTACGAGCCTGAGGTTTGGCTGCTGCTGCGGCCGTTCCGGCTGCGCTCGCGGCATGTGGCCGGTCCGGACTTCGGCAGTACTGCCGCCGACGCCGTGGCGTTCGTGCCGGTGCCGCTCGGATCGGAGACGGTCTGATGCCGATCACCTTCCGCAAGAGCTTCCGGGTCCTGCCCGGTGTCCGCGTCAACATCGGCCTGCGCAGCTGGTCGATCACGTTGGGCGGCAAGAACACGCCGCACTACACCCGCAGTTCGACCGGCCGTCGTACCACGTCGTGGAACCTCCCCGGCGGCTTCGGCTGGCGCAAGACGACCCGGCGGGGGAGGGGCTGACATGTGCCTGAACCGTCTCGTCCTGGTTGCGATCGGCGTCGCATCCGCCCTGGTCGCCTCCGTCACCTTGACCGCCGTCAGCACGCTCGGCGCCCCCACTGTCGTCACGGTCGCCGCAGCTGTCGCCGTGTTCTACGCGACCGCCTACAGCGCGGCCAACGCCACCGCAACGTTCATCGCCCACCGCGCCGCCCCGCGCGGCTGAATCCGAAAGGACCCGATCGTGACAACCTCCGTCGAGAAGAAGGTCAACGGCTCGCCGCTGGCCTCGCCCGAGCCGCGGTTCGACCCGCGCGCGCTGGCCGAGGCGGAGGCGATCCGCACCCGGGCTGCTGCTGAAGCCGACGCGCTACGCATCAAGGCTGAAGGCGAGGCGAAGGCTGCCGAGATCCTCGCCGCCGAACAAGCCGAAAAAGAACGGCTCACCAACGAGCGAGCCCGCCTGGCCCAGGAGAGGAAGCAGGCCGACCACGACGTCTACCTCGCCAAGAAGGCCGCCGAAGCCGCCAAGGCCGAAGCGGATCGGGAGAAGGCAGACGCGGCCGAGGCTGAGGCGGAAGCTCTGGAGGCGCGGATCGCCAAGGAGCAGAAGCGTTCGGAGCGCTGGTGGAAGTGGGGCGCCCGCGGCATCTATGCCGTCGGCTTGGTGATCGCAGCACCGGTGCAGTTCATGCACTTCTGGGACCCGCACCGCAAGTTCCTCATCGCTGCCCCGGCACTGCTCGAAGGCTTCGCCCTCGTCCTCGCGTTCGGCGCCGCATGGGCGGTTGCCCACCGGCGCGACGTTCGCCCCTACCGCGTCGGCATCATGGTTGGCGCCGTGATCGCCGCAGCCGTCAACCTGTACGGCGGCATGACCGACCCGGCGATCGGCCTCAACGCCGGCATCATCGGCGCGATCGCCTCCCTCGGTGGACCGATCGTGCTGATGACCTACGAGCACGGCATCGCGCAGAAGGTCGACGGGATCCCATCCGGCCGTGAGCGCCGGGCTGCCGAGCGCGCCAAGGCCCAGGCGGACGCCGCCCGCGAGAAGGCGCGCGCCGAGAAGCAGGCTGCCGATACGAAAGCGGCAGCCGAGAGGGTGGCCCGCGAGAAGGCCGCCGAGGAGGAGCAGACCCGCAAGGACGCCGACCGCGAGGCGACGCACGGCGACGTGTGGCAGGTCGCTGACGCGATCCGTTCCGCGCGCGGTTCCAGGTTCGTCACGGACCAGATCTGGGCCGAGTCCTGGTTCCTCGTTACCGGCTGCAAGACGGTCGGAATCCGTCCCGAAATCGAAGCTCAGTCGCGCGCCGCACAGGCCCACATGCGGACCGTCACTGAAGCGCCCGTTTTCGGCGAGTTCTCGCTGATCGAATCCCAAAAGGGTCCCCGCTCCAAGCGTGACCCGAACGCCCCCGACGGGCGCCGCAACAACGGCGGCACTCCGCCCGTCCGACGGGCCGGCGACAGCCAGCCGCCCAGCCCTATCGCCCGCACTCAGGCACGCCTTGAGCAGAGCACCCAGAAGGACCCGTCATGAGCCTTGACATGAACCCGGAACTCCCGCCCGGCTGGGACCTGACGAAGGTGATCCCGGGCGAGCTCGAAGTCCCCGACGACCTGTCCGGGGAACTCGACGACGACATCGCGCCTGGCGTCCTCCTGCCCTACGAGTCGGCCTACCCGGTACTGCGGAAGACCGGCAGCGCGGCCATGGTCGTCGCCAAGACCACCGGGCGCGCTGTCGGCCTGTCGGTGCGCGGCAGTTGGACGGCGGCTCGCTGGTTCGGCGCCGGCCTCGGCGCCGTCTCCTTCCTCGGCTGGCGGTACCTGCGCTCCCACGACTACCAGGAGGCGATCGGCGGCATCACCTCGTCGACCGACTGGCGCCGCAACACCGAGATCCGCCACCGGCGCTGGAAGTTCCTCGGCTGGGGCGCTGGGGCGCTGGCCTCACTCAACTTCGCCGGCTGGTGGGCGCTCGTCGCCGAAGCGGGGATGGCGGCATCGGACTCGTGGTGGATCACGCCCGGCGTGCTTGCCCTCTCCGTGGCTGCCGCCGTCAGCTGGTACGGGCGCAAGCGCCTCAACAGTCCCGGTATCGCACCGGAACAGATCATGGCCGACCAGGACAACCCGGAGTCCGACGAGCCGTTCCCGCTCGCCTGGGTGAAGGACGGGAGCGGAGCCGCCGACTGCCTCGGCCGTGCCTTGTACGCGGAGGGCGCCGACTACCGCGAGGTGAAGACGCTGGCCCGCCACGACTGGGGCTGGGAGCTGGAGGTCGTCCTCAAGGGTTCCACCCCGGGCAAGGTGCAGGCCGCCGCCGACCAGTTGGAGTCGCATCTCGGGCTGCCCGACGGCGGTTTCATGATCGAGCCGGATCCGAGGGACAAGTCGCGCGTGGTCGTGCGCCTGGTCCAGTCGAATCCGTTCGCCGACATGCTCCCGCCCGCCGTGCACGCCCCCCGCTCGCTCTCGGTCCACGACACCATCGCCATGGGCCGCGCCATGGACGGCAGCGTCTTCGAACTCACTCTCGACGGGTTCTGCGCGCTGATCGTCGGCGCGATGGGCGCCGGGAAGACCCTGGGCGCGTTGCGCACCATCAACGAGGCGCTCACCGCCTGCCGCGACGCCGTCGTCTGGGATCTCGACCCGATCAAGGGCGGACTCGCCGAATTCGGCGACCTCATGGCCCGGCGCGCCCGCACCCCGGAAGAGTGCGAGGAAGCGCTCGCGGAAGCCCTCTCCTACGTGTCAGCCCGCCGCTACCTGATGCCCACGCTCGGCATGGGCGACCGCTGGCATGCCAGCGAAAAGCACCCCAACCTGTACATCAACATCGACGAGTTCATCCAACTCGGCGCCAAGGGCAAGGCCGATGCGATCACCATCCTGCGCACCGGCCGCCAGTACGGCATCTACCTCATCATGGCTGGCCAGGAAGCCACTGCCGACGCCCTCGGTGACGCCATCGCCATAATCATCGCCTACCGCATTCTGATGGCCTGCCGCTTCGAAGACATCAAGATCGCCTTCGGGCCGGGCGCCGGCGCTCAAGGCTGGCGCGCGGATCGCATGAAGCCGGCCGTCGGACCCGTTGCCAACGATGCGGGCCAGGCCATGATCATGGGCGGCCTGTTCAACCGGGCCATCCGCTACCAGTTCAACGGCTACACCCGCGACCAGATCACCGGCGCCGTACCCGACCGGGTCAAGGCCGGCGCCAACCGCATGGACAGCGACACCGTCCTCAAGGCCGGCGCCACCCTCACCACGGCCGGACAGCGCGGCAACCTCGCCGACCGCCTCGACGCCGTCGCCCACACCGACGCGCCGCTCATCGCGGCCCTGCTCCGCGCCTTCCACGCCAAGAGCCGAGAGTTCCTCCCCACCAGCGAAGTCCTACTGCCCGCTCTGGCCAATGCGGGAGTCGACGGAGTCGACGCAACCGCGCTCGCCCTCCGACTGCGCAAGCACGCACCCGGCGTGAAGGCCGACCGCACCGACTGCCCGGAAGGGAAGTACCTGCGCGGCTGGAAGCGCAGCGAGGTCGAGCGGGCCGCAGCAGGCCTCCTGGACCCGGCGCAGACCCGGCAAGACCCCGGCATGCAGGCGGCGTAGGCCCGGCGGACACCCGGCGGACGCTCAACACATCGGCGCAGGTCGCCGGGTGTCCGCCGGGTCCGTGCCGGGTGTCCACCGGGTCACCGCCATCCCATTGATCCATATATGTGAAGTTCTTGAGAAGGAGTCCCGATCATGGCAGCGAAGCGTCCCGCAAGGCGGCAGCCGGCCCGCCGCAAGGCCCCGGCGCGCCGCCGCACCACCGCAACCGCCACCCGCCGCGGCCATCCCGCCCGCCGGGTCAAAATCCCGCGCGGCGGCCCGTTCCACGCCCGCCTCGGCACCTGGCTGGTGCTGCGCGGCATCGCCCCCATGGTCGACACCCGGCGTGACGACGTCCGCTCCCGGAAGGACGCTGCGATCCTCCGCGCCACCCACGAGGGCTGCACCACCTGCCACGGCAACGGGCAGATCTTCACCAAGAGCAAGAAGGACGGCTCCTTCACCGGATCCAAGCCCTGCCCGGCCAAGCCGACGAAGGCGAAGGTCTCCCGCTGGGAGGTCAACAAGGCCGCCCGCATGGGAGGCGACCGGCGCACCGGACTCATCGGCTACTCGTGCCCCTGCGGTGAGAAGAAGAAGCCCCGTTTTCGCGACGCCAAGGAAGCCACCAAAGCCCTGCGTGCCCACGAGCAGCAGAAGCACGGCGGCAAGTCCGTCGGCGGCACCTGGTACGCGCAGCAGACCGCGGCAGCCGCCATGGCCCCCTCGCAACCCACGCCGGCGCCCAAGACCAGCACCCGCAAGGCGCCGGCTAAGGCCGGAACGCCGTAACCACTACCCGAAGGAGACCTGACCCCATGCTCGACCTGCCCGAGCCGAAGCCCACCGCCACCGCGGCCGGGCAGGCCACGCCCACCCAAGTCGACCGCGACAACATCCGCCGCCTCTTCGCCGCCCTCGACGAGATCGGCACCGACAAGCCCGCCGCTGTCCGCGTCGACGACGAGAGCATCCCGTCATTCGAGGACGGACCTCGCGTCGGCGACACCCCGCCCGTCCTGCAGCCCGACAGCCGGATCGTGCCCGCCTGGGCGCTCGGCATCGCGGTCGGTTCCATCGGCGTAGGCGCCGGATCTGTCGGCCTCGGCTGCGCGGTCTGGCTCGCCTGCAAGGGCCTGTCGTCGGTTATTCACAGCCTGTCCACCGTCACCCTGGCCGGTGTCCTGACCGTCGCCATCCCGTTCGCCGGGCTCGCCATGGTCGTGACCGCCGTCGGGGGGGCCATCGGCAAGGCCAAGCGGGCTGTCGTGCCCGACGTGCACCACCACAACGGGCCCGAATATCACGAGCACCACACCACCAACACTCGGGCCGTCTGGGTCAAGAACATCAACCAGCGGTGACCTACCCGGGCACTGGCAAGCCCCGGCCGGGATCGTCTCCGGTCGGGGCTTGCGTGTCGGGTACGGCCCGCGCCATCCACCGGGCGCCGGTCAGCCCTCGGTGCTGCCCTTCCTTGGCGAACGACTGTGGCCACGGGCAATGCCTGACACGCGCTCAGGTTTGACCCTGAGGGCGGGCGCCATGTCGGTGTAGCTGATGCCGTCGCGTTCATGGAGGGTGCGGACGACGTGCTGGCGCTGCTCCCGCAGCCAGCGTTGAAGGTCGGGGATGGCCTTCAATGCCTCGGTCAGGGCCTGGGCGCGCTCGATGCTCTCGGGGCCGGTGAGGGCGGTGAGCTGCTGAAACGGCTTGGGTGGAGTGTCCATGTGTTGAGTGTAGTGGGTACCCATGAAAAGATCTAGTGGGTACCCACTTGACGTATTGATGGGTACCCACTATATTTGAGGTATCGCAAGACGGAACGACACCTCAACAGGGAGTTCACATGGCGAAGAGCCGGTTCAGCTTCACCCGCACGACCGAAGACCTGCGCGGCACCACCCTCAAGGAGAACCGCGACGCACTCCGAGAGGGCGGGCTCAGCGTATCGACCAAGATCCAAGACAACGGGAAGGTCGAATTCAACATCAGCGGCGACGAGGAGACCGTCTCGGTGTGGCGCCGGATGATGGGCTAGATCGAACCGTAGGGGGCCCGGGACACCCCGGGCCCCCTACGCAACGCAACACCCTTGCGCCCGAATCAGTCCGGCCCCGCGACGAAAGGTCTCCCCGTGGACACGAACACCGCATTCCTCGCCTACGGCCTGCACGTCGGCTCCGACGCCGATGAGGCCGAACGGATCGACGAAGTCCTGGACACGATCAAGGACCGGTGCCCCGACGTGCACTCTGCGGCCGGCGGCTCCAACCAGGGTGAGCAGATCTTCCTGGTCGCCTACAGCAAAGAGGTCGAGCCCGGCGAGTACCGGAGCGCGGCGGGCATCTCCCCGGAGCAGCAGGCCGACTGGGACGTCCAGCTCGCGCACGCGATCCAGGCCCTCGGCTACAGCGGCTGGGACCGGCCCGCATGGCTGTGCTTCACCGAACTGTCCTGACCAACCCCAAGCTCCAGACTGGTCACCGAAGAGCCCCGGCCGTCATCCTCGACAGCCGGGGCCTTCGTCGTGCGCGGGACGGCGCGGGCCATCCAGCGATCATCCGTCAGCAGGGTGGGGCGCATCCGAGTCGCCGGACCGAGTGTGAGCAGCAGCTCCAGCCCGGCCGCCGTCTCCGCCTCATCATCGCCCTGCACCGTGAACCGTAAGGCCATACCGCAGTGTGGCGCGGGCGGTGGGGGAGCGGGGCGGGAATCGGGAAGCGGGCTACTCGGCTGGCGGGTCGGCCCGTTTGCCCGTGGTGCGCCCCTTGGCGATCTGGTGGGCGCGGACGCGGTGGACTCCGAGCTCTTTGCCGATCTGGTCGTAGCTGAGCCCGGTCTCGTGCATCTCCTGAACGGCGCCCTGTCGGATCTCCTGGAGCCAGTGCTGTAGCTCGGGGATTGCTTGGAGTGCAGCCCCAACGCTCTTGGCGCGTTCGGTCGGATCGCCCTGCTCGGAAAGGTGTTTCAGGTTCTCGAATGGGTTCGGTGGCGTCGTCATGGATCGATTGTAAGGGGTGGCTTGACGGACGCAAGGGGACCCCTTACGATTGAGTCATCGCCAGAGAGACCAGCAGGGGAGCGCTACATGGACACCTTCGAACTTGCCACCACCGTCATCGCCGGAACGGCCCTCGTCCTCGCCCCCATCGACCCGCAGCCCATCCGGGACCTCAACACCCCGATCCCCGCCTCCACATGGGTTGTGACCTTCGACGAGCAGTTGGCCCGCCGTGTCCGCGATGCGCTCGGCCTCCGTCACTGGAAGCCCAACGCCGAACACGGTGAGACCGAGACGCGCCTCCTCGTGTGGTCCCAGCTCGAACTCAACGATCTGTATGAGCGGGTCGGCGGAACCGTCACCACCCGGCGGGTCGAGCGCACCGCCTGTGATGGCGATGCCACCTGGCTGGCCACCGAGATCACCCTCACCGTCCACGTGCCCGGCGTCGGCGACGTCCAGGCCGTCACGGACTGGGACGAGGAGGCCGGCGGCCATGACCTGCCCGTCATGCAGCAGATCGCCGACGTCGAACTGATCGCCTGACCCGCCCCGCCCGGCCTTTCGAGGCCGGGCTTCACCACCGAACCGCCGCCACCTACGCCTGAATCCCGAGGAGTGCCAGTCATGTCCCGAGCCATGGACCGCATCCGCCGCGAGGCGATGGAGAAGTACGGCGCCGAGCCCTCTGGCGCCCTGGACGCGCTGGCGCACGTCCTGAAGGTGCTCGCCGACGAGCCGGACAGTTTGATGGTGGTTCAGGCGACGAGCGGCATCTACGGCGACCGAGTGCAGACCGGGCTGACGCTCGGCGACCTGCGTGAGATCGCCGACCAACTCGGCGAGGCCAAGCCGTGATCGCCCGCCCGTCGCGCACCATCCCCATCCCGGATGCGGTCGCCGACCTCGCCGCCCGGCAACTCCCGCAGCACATCCGGGACGCGCGCCGCGAATCGTGGGAAGCCTGCGTCCACCTCTCCCTCTGCCGACAGCCCCGGTACGAGGAAGGTCGGCAGGCGGCGCTCGCCCGGATCGCCGCCGCCACCAAAGTGCTCGCCGCCCACAACCCGGGGCTCGTACACGGCTGGGGCGACCTGCCCGGCCTCAACCGATAGGAGAACCGCGATGAACACGCAGATCGTCACCAACATCCAGTCCCGCGTCGTCACCCTTGGGATCCAGGGCGCGCCGAACTCCGACAACCGATACGGGCCCGGCTGGATGCGCCCGACTCAGGTGCGGATCACCTACTGGTACGACGGAAGCGGCGCGGAGACGGACACCTCCGTGCGCGTCTTCGGCATGTGGACGCGTGAGAACGGCGAAGAGACCGACCACGTCATGGACCAGTCCTACGACAGGCCGCAACGGAACTGGCCCGGCTGGCTCGTCGACATCGTCCAGGCCAACAAGCCGTGACCGTCCCGCCCGAGCCTGCCCCGACGCCCATACCGGAGCCGCTGGCCGAACCCGGGGCGCGGGACTGGCATACGACGATGGACATCGACGGCCAGCCGTACCCGACCCGCAACTACGCGCCCGAGATTGAAGGCGGCAGCGACGCCTGCCTCAACCTGACAGCACCCCAACTCGACTACCTGCGAGCCATCCACGAAGCCGGGCACGCGATCGCCGTCCTGCTCGGCGGGGCCCACCTGCACTCTGCCGAGATCGTCACGGGTGTAGCGGACGATGCGACCGGAGGAGAAGTCCGTGCCTGCAACCTCGCCGACGGGCACGGCTTTGCGGTGTTCTCCGCCGCCGGTGAACGCGCCTCCGACCGGTGGCTGCGCGAAGCCGGACTGTGGACGCCCGAGCGGGCCGTCGCCAACGAAGTAGGCGCACGCGGCGACCGGCACCAGTTCCTCGCCATCAACGCGCACGTCGGCTTCGGAGACCGCGACGTCGACTACCGCATGGTTCACGATCTCGCCGACCAGGCCCTCGACCCGCACTGGACAGCCGTCCTTCAGATCGCCGACCAGCTCGCGCAGCACGGCCGCCTCGACGCGGCACAGATCGTCGCCATCGCTGGGCTCGCCAACGGGGAAGCGTCTCGGAAGTGCGAGATGCGACAGACGAACCCGTGGGATGAGACCCCGGCCGAGGCCGCCCGCTATGACCGCAACCACTGGAACCGAGACGAGGACCAATGACCGCCGCCTGGCCGTTCGACGCCGACGCCGACGAACACGACCCGCTGACGAAGCTCCGCATCCCCGTCGTGACCAGCTTCAACCCGCAGTGGAAGTACGTCGCCGCCTGCATGGGCGTCGACACCAGCCGCTACAGCTGGGGCAGCGCCGAACGCCCCACCGACGCCGAAGCGGGCATGCTCGCCAGCTTCATCGACGAGTACAAGCACCACTGGTTCAACGACGGCTACCAGGCGCGGCTGATGCAGCAGCCCCTCGACGTCGACTCCGGCTGCAACACCACCGTCTTCATCAAGTACGGCAACGACGACTGGGGCTACCGGCTGTGCTCGTGGATCTACGGGCCGACCTATCTACCCGTCGGACCCAAGCAGCGCGGCGGCGAATACGACGTGGACGGACACTCCGGACCGCTCACCCTGGAACAGGTCATGGACCGGCGCCACACCATCGGCGACGAACCCATGGCCCACTGGGTCGACTGGAAGGCCGCGCACCCGGAGGTGTTCGGAACGTGAGCAAGATGCTGCCGATCGGCACGAGAGTCCGTGTCACCCCGATCACCATCACCCACCTCGACGGGACTTCGAGCACCGACGAGCCGTACAACGCCGTCATCGTCGGCTACGACATGAGGTGCACCAAGTATCGGCTCGACAAGGAAATCTGGGACGGCCTCTACGCCACAGGCGGCCACACCTGGGCACTCCGAAAGGAAGTTGCAGCAGCGGAGGGAACGACGTGACCCGCCCCCTGTCCGCGAAAGCGGCCCGCGCCGTCACCGCCGCCGCCACGATCGTGAAAGCACCCGACCACCGCGACACCAGCACCTGGCATGTTGTGGCCGCCGACGGCGCGGTGCTCGTCGTCGTCGAACCGTCCTACGGCGGGACGTCACGCACCGGCCGCAACGGGTGGAACTGGTGGCTCGCCGATGGTGGGCGCACCCGCAACCCGGTCGAAGCGACCCGGGAGAAAGCCGCTATTGCCGGGCTGCTCGCCTGGGAACGCCGGGCGACGGCGAGGCCCCAGCCATGACCGCCCCCGCCCCGACGCTCGCCGACGAGTTCCCGATCCCGGGCGTCCGGTTCGTGGGTGGCCGCACCGGGCATCACGTCCGCCGGCCCGAGGATCAGCGGTGGTGGGATCTGCTGCACGCCGCCTGCGGGAAGAGCGGCCACAAAACCGACGCCTACACGATCAGCAAGATTCGACCCTGCCGGGGATGCGAGATCGCCGTGCGGGCCCCCCGCTGAACCGTGCCACGTCGCACCAACTGAACAGCCCCTACTCCGAAGCCCCAGCCATCCGGCCGGGGCTTCTTCGCGCCCAAAGGAGAAACAGACATGGACCTTTTGCAAGCAGCAGCCAACGCGGCGGCCGTCATCACGGCTGGCGTCACTGCGCTGAACTGGATAACGGCCAAGGTGACGACACTGAAGAAGCGCTGGCCCGCGAAGTGAGCCATCCGAGAGCCCGCCTCCACCGTCTAGGGCTGGCTCTCGGCGTGCGTGGGGCCGTTTCCGTGTCCGGCACCTCACCGACTGTGCCATTGGTCCACCGTGTCAACCCGTAGTGCCACAATCGGCTCAGTAGTGCCCCCGTTCCCCGTACCACCGCCGGAGGAGCCGCACCATGCACGACCACACCCCCGCCGACGAGACCTACGAATGGCCGACATGCGTCACCCCTCGCTGCGGCCGTCAGTTGTGGGCCGACGAGCTCGACCGGTGGGCTTGCAGGCCCTGCGGCGACGCCACCCTGGCCCGTATCGTCGAGCTCCCCGCCCTGTTCCGCGAACTGAACACGACCGCGACGTTGATGCGCGGCGCCCGCCGTCCGGGTGGTGGCGGCTCCGGCTCGAAGACCCCGCCGATCCCGCCCCGGCTGGAAGTCCTGTCCCTGGTCGGCCCGGGCGGTGTCGCAGCCCGCTTGTCGGCGATTGAGGACGCGTGGCGGAAGGTGCTCGGCTGGACGGTGGCCCCGTGGCGCGGTTCCCCGGCGCAGGCCGTCCCGCAGCTCGTCAAGTTCGTGGGCGACAACCTGTTGTGGGCGTGCGGCAGTTACGAGGAGGTCGGCCAGGACATCGACGACCTGCGGAGGCTGCACGGCGAGATGAAAGCCATCGTCGACGACGAGCGGCGGCCCGGCAGGGTGCAGATCGGCAACTGTCCCGTCCGGCTGGGCGACGGCCCGTGCTGGACGCCGCTTACCGCGTCCGCCGCCAGCCACCGGGTGCGGTGCGGCGGCTGCAACGCGAAGTGGGAGACGATCGGGGAGTGGCGGGAACTGCGGGCCGCGCAAGAAGCCGTGCTCGCCGAAGCGGCAGGAGTCGCAGCGTGAGCAGCGAGACGGAACTGCGGAACCGACTCGCCGACGTCATTCGGGAGTTCCCATTCGACAACTACGGCCTGGACGACGTCTCGTATCTGCTCGAAGACTCGTCGGACACCCAGGAGTGGGTGCCCGCGCTCGCCGACGCGTTGCTGCGGGCCGTGCAGCCCCTCGAGGATGGTCAGCCGTGAACTGTGCCTGCAAGCTGGCCAGTTGCGGCCCCGCCGTCGCCCGCTGGAGCCACCCCAACGGCAACGTCAGCTGGCTGTGCCGGGGCTGCCTCGACGCCTGGTTCGACAACGCCGACGACGACCCCGACCTGGAGCCCACCACGTGGCGGTGGACCGCGATAGGAATGACGGCATGAGCGAAGACCAGATTCGACTGATGCTCGGCGGGGGGCCAGCAACCGACTGGCTCGATGAGGAACGCCGCCTGATGCCGCCCTCGCGTTGGGTCATCGCTGAGCCGTGGACGCGCCCCGACGGCCTCCCCGTCCCGCAAGCCGTGTGGCTGTGCCGGGTGGATTGGGGCTTCGGCGAGTGGAGGGTGCGCGATCACCCCGAGCCGGTCCGTGGCCGATCCGTCCTGTACTGGCTGGAGCGCGAACGCGACGACAGCCCGATGCGGGCAGTGGACGGCGCATACATGTACGCGCACGTGCCGGACGGTGAGGTCGGCGAGTACGTTTCGGCGGACCAGGCGCGATGGACGCGCGGAATCTTCGAGATGGGGGAATCGGCCGCACCAGAGGCGGGCGAGGCGCCGTGAGCGAGATCGCCGATTTCCTGAAGGCCCGCATCCTCGAACGGCGGGCACTCGCTGAAGCCGCCAGCCCCGGACCGTGGCACGCCAACGAGGAAGCCGACGAAGTGGTGGCCGTCGACGGCATCACTATTGCCGACGGATTCGCGCTCAGCGGCAGGCAGTTGCGGGCCACCGTCCAGCACATCGCCGCCAACGACCCGGACGACGTCATCACCGACTGCGACGCCAAGTTGGCCATCGTCGACCTGATGGAGCAGACGCTCAAGTACGCAGAGGGCGATACCGAGGTCGACCACTACGGTGCGCTCGGCATGGCGGAGGACACCCTGCACCACCTCGCCAGGCAGTTCGCCGGGCACCCGGAACACAAGGGCGAGGAGTGGGCTCCGTGATGGATGAACTGGTGGCGTTCCTGCGGGCCCGGCTCGACGAGGAAGAGGGAGTCGCGCGAGCCGCCACCCCCGGGCCTTGGGAAGGCGTCGTAGACCATCACCAGCGAGGCGAGGTCAACGCCAGCGTCTGGGCCGACAGCATCAACTACTACATCGCCGAGACGATCACCAGCGGGGAACGGCACGAGGCCGACGCCCGCCACATCGGAAACCACGATCCTGCTCGAACCCTTGCCGACGTTGAGTCCGGGCGGCAGGCCATTGCGCACTATGAGCGCGTCGCCGCACACAGGTGGAAGCAGCTCGACTACGAACTCGCGGTGGGCGCCGTCGAAGTCCAGCTCAAGATCCGGGCGTTGGCCTATGCGGGACACCAGGACTATCGCCAGGAGTGGAAGCCGTGACGGACGACCTGATCACATTCCTGCGGGCGCGCCTGGACGACGATGAGCGGATCGCGAAGGCGGCCACCACTGGCCCGTGGTCCGTCAACGACGAGTCGTTCGCCGAATCCATCCGCGCAACAGACGGCACCGAGGTTGTCGCAGGTGGTCGATGGGGTGGCGAAGCGCCCGTGTTCGAGTCGACCGAAGACGCGCTGCACATCGCTGCGCACGATCCGGCGCGAACGCTGCTGGAGATCGAAGCGAAGCGGCAACTACTCGCGGACGCCCTCGCCGAGAAGCACGTCGTCGTAGAGGACTGCTGGTACACCTGCCCGGCGGCCACCGAAGAACGCGACGGCGGCGAGACCTGCAACGACGCGGATAGCGACAAGCCGTGCAACTGCGGGCGAGACGCACGGGTTGAGCGACGACTGCGGCTGCTTGCGATGTCGTATGCCGACCATCCGGACCACCGGGAAGAGTGGCGGCCGTAAGCGGAGAGTAGCCACCGCGCGCCTCTTGACACCACTTCAACCACATAGCTTGCGCCCGTGACCAGGGCGAGCTTATCGTGTGATTCATTCGATCTAGCTGTCTGAAGGGCCGCCCACGCTGGCGGCCCTTTCGCGTTACCGGGGGTGATCGAATGCCCGGTCTGCTCATCCCCGTCGATCTCGCCGCACACGTTGCCGGACACCCCGAAGCGACCATCCGGCGATGGGCCTGCGAAGGACGCCTCACCCGCCACCCGGACTCGGGGCGCCGCAAGAACGGCGTGCTGTACGACATCGACGAGATCCCCGAAGCGACCCGCGACAAGGACACGCTCAAGCTGATCACCCCCGGCGCGACCCCGCCCGTCATCGGGCAGATGTCCCAACTCGCCGCCTGACGGCCACAGTCTCCTGCGCGCAGTGGCGCAGGCGGGCCTTGAAGCGCCACGCGCTCGGCCCCACCGTCCGCCCGGCCCTGGAGGGGACCGGGCGGACGGACAAACCCTCCCCCGACCTGAAGGAGACGGCCGTGGGCCGCTACCGCAAGAAGCCCATTGAGGTCGATGCCATCCAGTTCACGGGCGACAACGTCCACGAGATCTGGGACCAGTTCGGCGCCGACGGCATCTACGGCCCCACCGAGAAGAACCCGGACTGGCTCATCCTCACCACAGTCCACGGCGACGAAGCACCCGCGCGCAAGGGCGACTGGGTCATCCCGGACGGCAAGCCGGGGACGTTCTACCCCTGCAAGCCGGACATCTTCGCGAAGACCTACGACGCCATCTGAGCCCGGGGCTGGCCGCTCATCCGAGTCCCGGCTGTTCCGCCGCCCACGCCACCCCTGACGCGGGCGGCGGAACAGCCAACCCCATACGCCTGCGGCTTGATCACCGCAGGAAGGAAGCCCCGAGTTCCTGGCTCGGGGCTTCCGAACATCCAGGAAGGCCCGCACCCATGACTTGCCCCGACCTGCCCAACTGGGCATGGAACCTGATCATCGCCGTGCAAGGCCACGAAGAGCAGCACGCCAGCAGCGACCAGTGCCTCAAGGGCGTCCTCAACGCCATTCCCACCGACGTCCGCGGCCAGGCCGAAGCGATCTCCGTCTACGTCACGCAGGCGCGCGGCAACGACATCGCCGACAAGGCGACCAAGTCGTGGGGCGACCTGATGACGGCGTTCCGCCCCGCACCTCACGAGGAGCCCACGGCGGACGCGACGCAGTAAACGAGGACGCATGGGCACCAACTACTACGTCAACACCCCGTCGTGCCCCAACGCCTGCGAGCACTGTGCGGAGTCGGAGCGCATCCACCTCGGCAAGTCGTCGATGGGGTGGCGGTTCCTGTTCCAGGCCGAGCCCGACTGGCCGCGCGACGAGGCCTTCGCCCACTGGGTGCGGCGCGCACTGTCCGGGCCGATCGTCGACGAGTACGGCGAAGAGATCACGCTCGCCGAGCTGCTCGACCTGGCGCACGGCAAGGTCGACGGTATCGACCACCTCAACCGGCCGCCCGGACGCGAGTACGGCGTAGTGACCGTGAACGACTTCAAGTCCTGCGGCCACGACTTCAACGACCGCGAATTCAGTTGATCAGTCGCCCAGCGATGCCGCGAACCCTCCGGCCTTCGCCTCGGCCGCCGTCACCGTGATCTGCCCCCGGTGGCTCACCTCGACCCGGTAGAACTTCGAGCCCTCCGGCACACCAGGAACTTCCGCGATAAACACGCAGGCTCCTGAATCGGGCTTGCCCGTCTCCAGCGCACTGGTAGCCACGACCTTGCCCGAGGCGTCGTACACCGTCACCGAGGCGCCCTCGGTGATGTCGGCGTAGCCGCTGTACCCGGTGCAGTCCTCGTTGCTGTCGCCGGTCGGAATGTTGTCGCCCGTCAACGTCATTGTGCCGCGCAACGTGAACGTTGCTGGCGTGCTCGAGCCCGAGGCGGAGAAGCCCCACGCGAGACCCACGGCGCCAGCGCCAATCGCCAGGCCGACGAGCCCCGTCACCAGCGGATGAGGCCAACGCCTCGCCTTCTCGGGCGGCGTCTCGGGCATCGGCGGGGCGGCAGGCATATCGGTCGCATCAGACATGCGCCGAATCATGACAGCGCCAACACCGCGCGTACACGCCAACGACCAGACCGATCCAGCGCCACGCGGCGCACAACCCGAAGGAGGCCGCGTGGCCGACGAACACGTCTTCACCCTGGCCATTGAAGCGTCGGGTGAAGTCACGCCCGCACCCGCCACGGAACAGGCAGGCGCCAACGAGGCCGAGCCTCGCGACGACGAGGAAGGCATGACCGATGGCTGAAGGCCTGTCCACCACCCTGGTCTCCAACTGGCTCAACACCCTGCGCGCTGCGGGTGCGGCCTTCGGCCCGGTCGCCGCCGAGTATGCGCAGCTCCACACCGCCAACCCGGGCGCGGCCGGTACGACGGCGATCAGCGCTGGCTCCGCGACCCGCGTCATCTTCACCCACGCCGCATCGTCGGCCGGCTCCGCGCTTGCGCTCACCGGCACCAACCCGGCGTGGACCAACGGCGGCACCTCGGAGACCATCACGGACATCTCCGTGTGGACCGCGGTGACCGGCGGAACGTTCCTGTACTCGGTGCAGCTCACCGCCTCGAAGGCGTGGGCGTCCGCCGATACCTTCACATTGACGAGCCATTCCGTCTCGCTAAGCCCGCAGGCCGCGTAACGCCCTGACGGGGAGGCCGTCGTGACCAGCTTCAGCGACGACTTCAACCGGGCCGACGGAAGCCCGGGCGCCAACTGGACTGCGGTGTCCGGCACTTGGTCGATCGTCTCCAGCCAACTCTCCTCCGGGTCCGCGGGCGGCACCATCGTCATCCGCGCGACCGGCGCGATGGCCACCAACGACAACTCCGCCCAGATCACGATCACCGCGACCGCAGCGCTCAGTCAGGGCGTGTTCTGCCGCGGCAACACGGGCTTCACGCAGGGCTACCTGTGGCGAAACGACGGCACGAGCTGGAACCTCTTCTCGAACGTGGGCGGCAGCTTCACGTCGATCGGGTCCTTCGCCGGGGCAGCCGTTGCAGGCGACATCGCCAAGGTTCAAGCCGTCGGCTCGACGGTCACCGGCTACGTCAACAACGTCGCCCGCGTCACGGTCACCAACACGGCCGTCACCACCGGAACGTCCGTCGGCCTCCGCGCCGAATCCTCCAACTCGCTGAGGTTCGACAACTTCACCGGCGCCGACGCCACCTCCGGAGTCTCCGGCGATGCGGCACTGGCCGCCAGCGCCACGCTCTCCGCGACCGGCACCCGCTCCACCAGCGGTGACGCGGCCCTCGCCTCCACCGCAGCCTTCGCCGCGGCGGGCGTGCGGTCCACCACTGGCGGAGCAGCACTCAACGCGACCGCCACCCTGGCAGCGTCGGGAGTCCGTACCACGGCAGGCGATGCGGCACTCGCGGCCACAGCCAGCCTCACCGCGTCCGGGGTGCGCACCACGAGTGGCGACAGCGGACTGGCCGCCACGGCCAGCCTCAGCGCCAGTGGCACCCGCGCAACATCCACCGGCGCCGCCCTCGCCGCGACGGCAGCCCTGACCGCGAGCGGAGCCGTAACCACCAGCGGCGACGCCACCCTGGCGGCTACGGCAACCCTGACCGCAGCCGGCCAACGGACAACGGCCGGCGATACCGCCCTCTCCGCCACCGCATCGTTCACGGCAGACGGGCAACGCACCGCCACCGCCGACGCAACCCTCGCAGCCACCGCCACACTCGCCGCAGCAGGCACCCGCAGCGCCGTGGCCGACGCTGGCCTCACCGCCACAGCGGACCTCTCCGCGCAGGGACAGGTCACCCGCAATGCCGCCGCCGCCCTCACGGTCACGGCCACCTTCACGGCCGACGGAAGCATCGGCGCAGCGCCAATCTCCGGAGACGCCGCCCTACATGCGGCGGCCACCTTCACCGCGGCCGGTATCCGGACCACATCTGCGGCAGCCAGCCTCACCGCGACCGCAGTGCTCACCGCGACAGGCACCACGGCGCTCGTCGGCGCGGCAGGCATTGCCGCCACGGCCACGCTCACAGCCAGCGGCACAGTGCAGTCCGCCCACGACGACATCGACGTAACCGTCGGCGCCCCCTACAGCCCGTGGTCCGTCGGCCCGCCGCAGCTTGAGGCGTGGACCGTGGCCGAACCGCAGCCCGCACCCTGGCTCGTCGGCCAACCCCAGTGAAGGCGGTGGACATGCAACTGCCCGCCACCACCACCGAGTTCGTTCACGTCGCCGTCACCCCGCCTGTCGGAGTCGACATCACCGGCACCCCGCCGAAGCTGGCGATCCTGCCCGTGAGCAACCGGGCCAACCCGGCGGCCGGTGACTGGATGACCGGGACGTGGGGCGCCGGACCGGAAGCGCTACTCCTCGTCGGACCCGACGGTGGGGCGGTCGCGCTCACCGTCGGCGACTACCGGGTTTACGTGTCCTTCGATCCGCCCGGCAGCGAAAACATCGTCCGTCAGTCCGGCTACCTCGGCATCACCTGAACGCTCACCCCATCACGCCTGCGGCCAGCTACCGCAGGTAGGAAACCCCGGCGTTCCTGGCGCCGGGGTTTCCGCACACCCAGGAGACGAACATGGCCCGCTTGCAGATCCTCCAACTCCCCGCAGGCGCCGGAGATGACCGGCCGTCGTTTGTGCTCGTCGTCGATGAGACCGTTCCGCAGCGCGTTGTCCTCGGCCCGGACGTGCCGTACCGCGACTACTGGCAGGACATCGCCCAGCAGATCGGGGCGCGAGCCGTCATCGTCACACCTGAGACGGTCGAGATCCCCGCCAACGACACCACTGCCCCAACGGATGAGGCTTTCAAGGGCGAAGTCCAGGAGTGGGCTGCAGGGACGAACAAGACGCTCGCCCACATCATCGACGCGGTCAGCGGTAAGAAGTGGCGCCCAGCGAACGACGGCCAACGCCTCGCCGATGAGCGCACCGACATCGCCCGAAGCATGGACCGACTCGCCAACAGGAAGAACGAACTCCTCGAAGCCCTCGGCATGGACCACACCCGCGACTGGGACGACATCCGCAACGCAGCCGCCGGGCTCCGCAAGCAGCGGGACGCCCAAGGCGCAGCCATCGAGCATGTCCGCCAACTGCACAAGCCTGTGATCCACCGGAATCAAGAGATCTGCTGGGAGTGCTCGGCCTACGACTTCCTCGGACAGAGCACCGATAAGCCGCCTGTCGCCTACAACCAATGCGGCACACGCCGAGTGCTCACCGCGGATAGTGCGGACGAGCCGACGGTGAAGCCGTGAGGATCCGCCGTCGCAAGCCCGAGCCGCAGCCCGCACCACCACCGCGTCCGAACTACACGGCGATCGCCGTGATGGAACACGACGAACTCGGCATCCAACCCGAACCCGGCACGGTGGCAGCCATGGTCATCGGGTTGCGCAAGGCGGTCGCGAACTGCACGGCACACCAGCCCGTCGACACCACGCCGTTCGCGCAGGCTGGGCGCAGCGGCCTGTGCACGCGCTGCGGCTGCGACATGGTGCAGGACGGCGACGGCCAGTGGGTCAAGACGTGAGCGGACCAGGGCAGGAGAGCGTGATGGCCGACACGAACGCGATCACCTACTTCCTCGACGGCGAACACCTCCTTGCCGCGCCACGACCGCCGAGCATCACCATCACGGGCACGGACAACGCTCCGCTCGTCACCATCCACCCCGACGGCACACTCGACTACGGGCCCGACTACACGCCCGATGCGGCAGCCCACGCATTCTGGGAAGCCATGCGGCGCTACGTGGTGATCCCGTGCGAACAGTGCGGCCATCTGCCGGGACACGTGCTCACGTGAAGAAGCACAAGGCGCCCAACCGGCAGCCACGCGGACCACGCGCCACACTGCCCAAGCCGGTAGACGTCCGGCCACTCCCGCCATGCGGACCCAACCCGTACCCCGAAGTCAGCAGCGACCCGTGGTGGGCGCACGACCACAACATGTGCGGCTGCTGGCATCAGTACGACGAATGCCCGTGCAGCCTCGTCGCGCACGAAGCGGCGCACCTCGCGGCCGGATGCCCCTGCTGATTCCGAGGCGGTGGCCATGACCTACCGTCCGCGCTCCACCTGCCGCACGGCCGCCGAGTATTGGATCCGGTACGCCCTAACGGAACCTCGCGACTTCGCCTACAGCGCCCCGCGACGCATCGCCTGCCGCATCCTCGGGCGCCACAATGCGACGTGCATCGGGCGTCCAGCCCCACACCCACGGAGCTGGTGACCGTGCCCAGACGCACCGCTTGGCGAGTGTGCTCGGTAGACGGGTGCCCGGACTTCTCCGACCGCGGCGGCAAGTGCGCTGATCACCGACGCGAAGCAGACCAGCGACGCGGCACCGCACGGCAACGCGGCTACACCGGCGAACACGAGACCAGGTTCCGGCCCGCAGTCCTAGCCCGCGACCCCATCTGCGTCTGCCCCGGCTGCAACCAGTGCACCATCCCTGGCGAATGCTGCGACCGCGCCAGCGTCCACGCAGACCACTGGCCCATCGACCGACGCGACCTCGTCGCACAAGGCCTCGACGCCAACGACCCCAAGCACGGCCGCGGCCTCTGCCCCCACTGCCACGGCAGCGCCACCGCCCAACATCAGGGCCCGTGGTTCACCTAGCACCCTGCGGCCAGCTACCGCAGACAGGACGCCCCGAGTCGCCCGGCCCGGGGCGTCCGCCATTCCGGGAGACGGCATGACCAGCACAACGCGTGCGCGCATCACTACCTGTACCGAGCCCGGATGCGGTCGGCCTCATCGAGCCCGAGGCCTGTGCTCCACCTGCTACAACCGCACGCACCAACCAGACCGGCACGCCGCCGTGCCCACCACGTGCACCGCATGCGGCGCCTCGATACGGCGACCACACAAGGCCGATCGCCGGCCCACCTGCTCCATAGCCTGCCGCCGCACCGTGCAGTTCGGACCAGCAGCCGCACGGACAGGCAGCTACGACTGGAGCGCCGACGCGGCGAAGCGGGCAGAGCTTGCCGGCGCCACGGTCATCGACCGGTTCGACCGTCTCCAGGTCTTCGAGCGCGACGGCTGGGTCTGCTACCGGTGCGAGCTGCCGACCGACCCGGACGCCTCCCCGTTCGACGTGATGAGCCCGACCGTCGACCATGTCGTGCCGCTGTCGAAGGGCGGCGAGCACACCCCGGCCAACGTCCGCTGCTGCTGCCTGGGCTGCAACAGCTCCAAGCAGGACCACGCAGCGTGACGATGAGCGGTCGATGGGGTGGGCATGGACCCTCCCCCCGGGGTCGAAATCCGGACCTACGGGGAGGGACATCGAGATCTGTACGGGTCGCCAAACCGAAACGATCTTCACCGCGATCACCGATCGTAGCTCTCTGTGACATGCGCCATGCCGCAACGGCAGGTGTGAATGTGTGCCGCAACGGCACTGAGGAGTGATCGATATGCCCGCCAATGGACCACTGCCGAGGGACCCCGGTCAACGGCGCCGGCGCAACGCCGACTTCGTGGCACCGACAACCCTTCCGGCCGACGGACCTGACGGACCAACACCTGAACTGCCGGGTGGCCACGACTACGACAGCCGCACGCTCGCCTGGTACGAGACGTGGCGGTCGAGCCCGCAGGCTGCAACGTTCCTGATGACGGACTGGCAGCGGTTGCACATGCTGGCCGAGCTGGTTCAGCAGTACTGGGAGGAACCCAGGAAGGATCTGCTCTCGGAGATCCGGCTGAACGAGGCATCCCTCGGAGGTACCGCCGCGGACCGCATCCGGCTGCGTTGGACGGTTTCCGAGCCGGAGGCCGAGCCCGCGATCCGCCGCGCCAGTGGCGCCCGCGGCGGGGCTTCTCGTCGTGACCGGGTTCTGAAGGTCGTCGATGGCCAGGCGGATAGCTGACCCGGACCGCTTCACCTCGCTCGGCTTCGAGGCGATCGACTGGATCGAGCACTACCTCTGCCACGGGCCTGGCGATGTGCAGGGCGAGCCGTTGCTCATCGACGACGAGATGGCCGCCTTCATCGCCAAGGCCTACCAGCTCGACCCGGTGACGGGCCGGCGCAAGGTCAACCGTGCGTTCCTGTCCCGACCGAAGGGCCGGGCGAAGAGCGAACTCGCCGGCGCGCTGGTGTGTTTTGAGGCTCTGGGCCCATGCCGTTTCGACGGCTGGGATGCCGAGAGTGACCCGGTGGGTCGCGCGCAGGTGTACCCGTTCATCCGCTGCCTCGCGACGGAAGAGAACCAGGCGGGCAACACCTACGACAACGTCACGGCGATGCTGGAGCACCTCGTCGAGAACTTCGGCGACGAGTTCCCGGGCATCGACTTGGGTCGTTCGGCGCAGACGTCGAGCCGCATCTTCATCGAGGGCGGCGGCGAGATCGTGCCGTCGACGTCGTCGGGCGCGGCCAAGGACGGCGGTAAGGAGACGTTCGCCGTCTTCGACGAGATCCACCTCTACGTCCATCCCGAGTTGCGGGCGATGCACAAGACGGTGCGCCGCAACCTGGTGAAGCGGCGCAGGGCCGAGCCGTGGTCGCTGGAGACGTCGACGATGTATGCGGTCGGCGAGAACTCGGTAGCTGAGGCCACGCACGAGTACCACAAGGCGGTCGTCTCGGGCCGGGTGCGCGACGGCGGCCTGCTCTTCGACCACCGCGAGGCCCCGCACGTCGAGGATCTACACGACGACGACCAGCTCATGCCGGCGCTGGAGTTCGTGTACGGCGACGCGGCGAAGTGGATGGATCTGGAGCGGATCGCCAGCGACATGCGCGAGCCGGACACTGATCCGGCTGACGCTCGCAGGTACTTCCTCAACCAGCCCGGCACTGCGTCGGCGAAGGCCTTCGACCCGGGCCGCTGGCGGGAGTTGGCGGACTCGCACTTCATTGTTCCGGCGAAGGAAGCGATCTCGATCGGCTTCGACGGTTCGAAGTGGAGCGACTCGACGGGCTTTGTGGCAACCCACCTGGATACGGGCCACCAATGGGTGCTCGGCGTCTGGGAGTCGCCGGCGAACAAGCAGGAAGCCGAGTCGTGGGAAGTCCCCGAAGTCGAAGTGAACGCAGTCCTCGACGACGCGATGAACACGTGGCGGGTCGTGCGTCTCTATGCGGACCCGGCGTACTACGAGGAGACGATCGCCGGCTGGGCCGGCAAGTACGGCCCGAAGGTGGTCACCGAGTGGTGGACGCACCGGCGCCGGCAGATGGCGTTCGCTCTGCGCGCGTACAAGACGGCCATGACGGGTGGCGAGCTGTCACACGACGGCAGCGACGCCTTCGCCCGGCACATCGCCCAGGCGGTGAAGCGGAACGCGGGCGTGAAGGACGACGAGGGCAAGCCGATGTGGGTGATCCAGAAGGACCGCCATGACTCGCCCCGAAAGATCGACCTCGCCATGGCGGGCTGCCTGTCCTGGGAGGCCAGGCGGGACGCAATCAAGGCGGGCGGCAACGAGCCGCCGCGCTCCCGGAAAACAACTGTGATGCGCTGACGATGGGGGTGACCCATGGCCCTCGATCTCAACCCGGATGCCTGGCTGAAGCGGCTGATCCACTGCCATGACGGTGACCTGCCGCAGTTGAGGCTGATGGACAGCTACTACGAGGGCACGCAGCCGCTCTCGTATCTGGCGCCGGAGATTCAGTCGGAACTCTCGGACCGGATGCGCCAACTGGTCATCAACTGGCCGCAGTTGGTGGTGGATGCGCTCGATGAGCGTCTGGACGTGGAGGGCTTCCGGTATGCGGACTCCGAGACGACTGCGGCGGATCTGTGGGACGTGTGGCAGGCCTCCGACATGGACGAGGGTTCACAGCAGGCCCACGTGGATGCGCTGGCCCTGAAACGCTCCTATGTGATCATCGGCGCGAATGAGGACGACGAGGCGAACCCGATCGTGACCGCGGAGTCGGCGCTGGAGGTGTTCGCGGAGAGGGATCCGCGGACTCGTCAGGTGGTGGCGGCGGTGAAGCGCTGGGATGAGCCGTCGGCGGCCGGGTCTGCTCCGGTGAAGTGGGCGACGCTATATCTGCCGAATGCGCGGATGACGTTCGAGCAGCAGAAGGGCGCCTGGGTCGAGGTCGACCGGGATGAGCACAACCTCGGCGAGGTGCTGGTTGTTCCGCTGGCGAACCGGCCGCGACTGCGGCACTTGGACGGCACGTCCGAGCTCCGCTCAGTCATTCCGATCTCGGACGCGGCCTGCAAGATCGCTTCGGACATGATGGTCAGCGCGGAGTATCACGCGATGCCGCGCCGGTGGGCGACGGGCATGTCCCGTGACGACTTCGCCGACGAGAACGGGCAGCCGTTGGGTGCGATGTCGGCGCTGGCAGGCCGCATGTGGACGAATGAGAGCAACGAGGTGAAGTTCGGGCAGTTCCAGGAGGCTCAGCTCTCGAACTTCCACGAGACGATCAATGTCTTGGCGAGGTTGGTGGCCGCCCTGACTGGCCTGCCGCCCGCCTTCTTGGGCCTGGCGACGGATCAGCCTCCGTCTGCGGATGCGATCCGTGCGTCGGAGGCCCGGCTGGTGAAGCGTGCGGAGCGCCGTCAGCGGGCGTTCGGTGAGGCCTGGGAGCGGGTGATGAGACTCGTTCTCCTGGTGCGGGATGGCGAGTTGGATCCGCGGACCCGCAAGCTCGAAACGGTGTGGCGGGATCCGTCGACGCCAACGTTCGCGCAGAAGGCGGATGCGGTCGTCAAGCTGCACGCCTCCGGCATTCTGCCGACGGAGCAGGCGTGGGAGGACTTGGGCTACAGCGCGGTGCAGCGGGCCCGGATGCGGGGCATGCAGGACGATGCCCTGACCCGGATGACAGCGATGGATCTGCACCAGTTGTCGACGGCCCACGAGCCGGTGCCCGTTGAGGCGCCTCCTGTCGGCGGCTGATCGTGGCCGTTGAGACGCAGGCGCACCAGGACATCATCGACGCCTACGGCCGGTCTCAGCAGCGGGCTGTCATCCAGACGACGGTGACGTTGCAGCGGCTGTGGAAGGAACTCGCGGCCACGGACCTTTCACGGTCGTGGCTGGGCGGTCTGGGCGCGGCGATGGTGCGCGCCGTGTCGGCCGGCCAGTTGGTGGCGGCGTCGACGGGCCAGAAGTACATCGAGGCGATGGTCCGCGGGGATGGGCTGGGCAACAACTACATGGAGCAGGCGTCGCATGTGGACACCCGTTCGTTCTCGGGTGCCGCGTCGGATGGACGGGCGTTGGATTCGCTGCTGTATCTGCCGGTGATCCGCACGAAGACGCTGATCGGCAACGGGCTGACATTGCAGGAGTCGATGCTCGGCGGCCGGGCCCAGCTCCTGCAGATGGCCGCTTCGGAGGTCGCGGACGCGGGCCGGGGCGCGGCCAGCGTGTCGATGATCGCGAACCGGTCGGTGACGGGGTATGTGCGCACTGTCCGGTCTGGCGCGTGTGCACGATGCGCGATCCTCGCTGGCCGCTGGTACCGGTGGAACGCTGACTTTCAACGTCACAAGCGCTGCTTCCCGGCCGGAGTAGTGGTGTCGGGTCCGCAGACGCTAGCGGCCACGCGGCGGTTCTATGACGGGGAACTCGTCATCCTCACGACGGCGAGTGGTCAGGAGCTCCCCGCAACCGGCAATCACCCGATACTGACGCGACGCGGCTGGGTCGCTGCCAACCTGATTCAGGAAGGCGACGAGGTAGTCCGCAGCCTCCGGCCGGAGGGCGCTGCGCCCCTCGTAGTCCCAGACCATCAGCAGATGCCATCCCGCATCGAGGATGTATGGGGTGCGCACAGCGTGGCGGGTGTGCTTCGTGGAGTGCCAACCACCGCCGAGGATTTCCACGGCGACGGAGGCCACGGCGAAGTCGACGTTGTAGGGCCCAATCGCCTTCTGTGGGGTAGCGCCGAGGCTCCGTTCCTGGAGCCACTGGGCGAACTGGCGCTCGCCGTTGGATCGGTTGGCGTGCCAGGGGTTCTGCTCTCGGCGCTGGGCCGCGAGCTTGAGGGTGTCGCCAGAGGGGGAGCGTCCACGGCTGGCATCGTGGGCGGCGGCGGTGATTCGAGCCTTCTCCTCGGCGCTCATCTTGGACATGCGGAGCCTCTGTGCTTCCGAATGGCTTCGGATGTGCGCTCCGGCGCTCTTGAGGTGGCGCCGCACTACAGCTCGCATGACGCCGTAGCGGATGGAGATGGACTGCTCGGTCTCGCCACCCTCGTAGGCGGCGACGACCTCCTCGATGGGCAGAGATATGGCACTACCCCTCGGTGGGATGCCGTTGGCGTTCAGGGCTCGGTACAGAACGCTGCGACTGATACCGCAGTCGGCCTCGATCTGCTTGGCCGACTCGCCGGACAGGTAGAGCTGGACCGCGTTGTCGAGGTCCGCAGGGCTAGTTGGAGCGGCCACGTCTTTGACCTCAATTCGACAGAAGGCTGGTTCAATGCGAACGGCCTAATTGTATCTAACTGTCAGTGCTACGGGGTGCCAGCTACGGAGGCTCGCCCGGGCCGCCACACGAACCCAATGTCGTTCTTCCACGGCCTGTCGCGCGCGGAGCAGGATCGCCGGTTCACGATCGGCGGCGCGGCGGCGATCCGGAACGGCGCGGACATCTACTCGGTGGTCAACGCGGGCCGTTCGACGATCACGCTGGACGCCTACGGCAAAAAGGTCGTCGCCACGCTCGAAGGCACGACGAAGCGTGGGGCGTTCTACCAGCAGATGCTGCGCGAGGCCGAGCAGCGCACCGGGCAGCGGTTCGCAAGGAACGGCTACGACCTGGAACGCGGCCTGCCCCGCTTTCACCTGCGGACGCCACGGCTGACGCCGGGCGAGATCCTGCGCCTTTCGGACGACCGCGACGAGCTGATCAGGCTTCTGAAGCGCTTCGGCTACCTCGGCTAGCGCGAAGGTCAGCTCTACCCGACCCAAGTTTGGCTGCGCGCAAGGCGCGGTCTCTGATCCCGCAATGGGAGTTCCATCCATGAGTGCGACTCGTACCCGCTGGCTGCCCGCTGCTCAGAGCGTGGGCTGGTTCCGGCTCGACCGTCACGAAGACCCCGACCCCGCCGACCCGGAGCCTGCTCCGGACCCGGCAGCCGATCCGGCAGATCCGGACCCCGACCCTGACCCGGCAGGTGACCCGGCGGACCTCGAGCCTGAGGATGACCCGGAGGGCGCCGACGAACTCGGCGAGGGCGGCAAGCGGGCCCTTGCCGCAATGAAGGCCGAGAAGGCGGCGGCGAAGAAGGAAGCCGCAGCCGCCAAGAAGCAGGCGGCCGAGGAGCGGCGCAAGGCTGCCGAACTGGCCCGCAAGGTGGCCGATTTCGAGGACCGCGACAAGTCGGAGCTGGAGAAGGCGCAGGCGAAGGCCGAACGCTCCGAGAAGCAGGCGACCGAGGCGGTTGCCCGCTCGGTGCGGTCCGAGATCAAGGTTGCGGCGAGCGGCACGTTCGCCGACGCCTCGGATGCCATCGACGTGTTGATGCGCGACCCCTCCAAGTACGTCGACAGCGACGGCGAGATCGACACCGCCGCGATCGAGAGCGACCTCACGGATCTGCTGGAGCGGAAGCCGCACTGGGCCAAGCCCGAGCCGACCGCCCCGGTGGTCGAGCCGAAGCAGAAGCTGAAGCCCGATCCGGGCCAGGGTTCGCGGGGCGCTCCGGCTCCCGTGGACTACCGCACCGCCTCGAAGGAAGAGGTTGCTGCGGAGCTCGGCAAATTCGGCTACCGGCAGCGCGTGTGATCACGGTCCGGGCCCGTTTGGGCGGCGGACGCACCTCGATTGAGGTGTCCGGTCACGACGAGCCTGCTGCTGGGGGTCGCGTCTGCGCCGCCGTGTCGGCCATCACCCAAACCGCGCTGCTGGGCCTGGAGCAGGTCGCGCAGCAGCACCCGGACCAAGTGTCCATAGAGATCATCACTGAGGAGTGAGAATGACCCCCACCATGTCCGCGGTTCGCCCGCGGCTTCACCGCGCCCCGCGGCCGTGGTTCAAGCTGGACCGGCACGCCGGTGTCCGGCCGTCCCTGCCCGCCGGTATCCAGGCGATGCTGCAGAACGGCATCCTCGACCGCGTCTTCCGTGACGCGCTGGTGCCGAACTTCCTGTTCCCTCAGATCGCGGACGCCGAGCCGTGGATGGGCGGCCTGGGTGACACGAAGACGTTCACCCGTAAGGGCCTGCTGGCGCCGGTGACGACTCCGGTGACGGGTTCGGACCCGTCGGCGGCGACGTACAGCATCGAGCAGTGGTCCGTGACGATGGACCAGTACGCGAACTCGATGGACACCAACATGCTGGGCAGCGCGATGGCGCTGGCCAGCAAGTTCCTGGCGGACGTCGAGAACCTGGGCATCAACGCCGGGCAGACCATCAACCAGGTCGCCCGGAACAAGCTGTTCAAGGCCTACGCGGGTGGCCGCACCTGGGTGACCACGGCCGGCTCCTCGGACACGTCGATGATCGTCAACTCGACGGACGGCTTCACCACCGTCATGGTCAACGGCGTCCCGACCGCCGTGTCCGCGTCGAACCCGCTGACCGTGTCGATCGCGGGTGTCGCGAACACAGTGACCGGCGTCAACACCGGCACCAGCACGCTGACGCTGGGCACCGCCCGCGTCGACGTCGCTGGCGACTACGTGATCGCGGCGAACGCCCCGGTGTCGGTCCGGGCGACCGGCAACTCGCCCTTCGATCTGTCGTCGTCGAACACGGTGACGTTCGCGAACTTCCGGGCCGCGGTAGCGCGCCTGCGGAAGATGGCGGTGCCGACGGTGGGCGGCTACTACGTCGCCCACATCGACCCGGACACCGAGGCGCAGCTTTTCGCGGACGCCGACTTCAAGCAGGCCCTTCAGGGCCGCGTCGACTCCCCGATCTACACGGAGCTGTCCATCGGACGGTTCGCGGGCATCGACTGGGTGCGCAACCTGGAGGCACCGACCATCACCAACGGCGGCTCCGCGGGCACCCTGACGGTGCACCGGCCGATCGTGCTGGGTGCGAACGCGCTGATGTCGGCGCCGTTCGAGGGCACCAACACCCTTCTCGCCGGTACCGGCGTCGAGGACGTGCCGGAGATCCGCACCATCAACGCCGCCCCCGGTGTGGACGTCACCCTGCTGGTGCGCCCGGCGCAGGACCGGCTGCAGCAGGTCATCGCCTCGACCTGGTCGTGGGTCGGCGACTACGGCGTTCCGTCGGATGCGGGCACGGGCGATGCGGCGCTGTACAAGCGCGGCGTCGTCATCGAGCACGCCTGACCCCGTCTCCCTCCGGCGTGGACAACCCTGTCCGTCCACGCCGGAGGGCCTTCAGGAAGGAAGGAGAGCAGTAATGCGTGTGCGCGTACTGCAGCCGACGCGGTCGTATTGGAACTACGAGGTCCGCGAGTTCGGCGAGGGTGACGAGCTGGAGGGCGAACTGGCCCGCCATCTCGCCGCGAATGCCCCGGAGGGGGCTGTGAAGGTCACCGAGGCTGACCCGGATCCCGAGCCGGAGCCGGAGACGCCCCCTGAGGCCCCCGAGGCGTCGGACCCGGGCGGCAATGAGCCGCCGGTGGACGGCACCATCGACGACCTCATGGCCTGGGTGAACGACGACCGCGAGCGTGCCGCTGCGGCGCTGGCGGCCGAGCAGGCGAAGGACAAGCCGCGCAGCACCGTGGTGAAGCGGCTGACGGCCATGGTGGACACGCAGGAGTAGAGGGGGCCCGTCATGTCCCCGACTCCTCTCGCCACACAGGCGGACCTTGAGGCCGCACTACAGCGGACGCTGGATCCGGCGCAGGCGGCGATGGCCCTGCGCCGGGCTTCGGCGCGGGTGCGGAAGTACTGCCGCCAGGACTTCACGCTCGTCGAGAACCAGACCATCACCCTGCCGGGCGGCGGACGGGTGCTGCGGATTCCTCAACGGCCTCTGGTCGTCGATGACACGCATCCGCTGACGGTGGTCGAGCTGTTCGGGATCTCCAACCAGGAGTACACGGCCCTGGAGGGTCGGGACTTTACGCGCATCGGCGGCGAGCTGACCCGCGGCGAGGCCTGGTGGGCGCCAACCCGGCTGATGGGCTGGCCGTTCATGCGGCCCATGGGCATCTGGGCCCAACGCGTCCGGGTCACCCACAGCCACGGTGACGCCGAGGTCCCGGACGATGTCGTCGACGTAGTGCTCGATCTGGCGCAGATGAACATGACCAACCCGCAGGGCCTGCGGTCGGAGTCGATCGACGACTACAGCCGGACGTTCGCCTCCGAGACCATCGGCGGCGCGCTGCTGACCGCGGACCACAAAGAGGCGCTGCGGCAGTACCGCGGCGGCTCGTTCTCCGTGGCGCCGGTGACCTGATGACGGCCATCGACATCCAGCCTCTGCTCGCCGCGGGCCGCAACGCACACAATCAGTTGCTGGTGGACACCTGCACCATCAGCCGGCCCGGGGCGCCGACACTCAACCGCACCACGAGCGTTCTCACCCCGGGCACACCGACGGTCCTGTACTCGGGCGCCTGCCGGCTGAAGCCGCAGCGGGTTCCTCGCAACGAGGAGGCGGGGGAGCGGCTGACGGTGGTGGCCCGCTATGAGCTGGCCCTGCCGTTCGCTTCGCTGGCCGCCGACGACTTGCAGACCGGCGACACGGTGACGATCACCGCATCTGGTGACACGCGGCTTGTCGGCGAGTTGTTCGCGGTGATGGCTGTCGACTTCAGCAGCACCGCGACCGCCTGGCGGATCACCGTCGAAGCCGCCACGTGACGGGAGGTCGCCGATGACGACTCCCGCTGTTCTTCCTCACGTCGACGCGGTCACGGCCGCGCTCGAAACGGCCGGTCTGGTGGTCTACGTCGGCGGGGCACCCCCCGGCGTCTCTCCGACGGCCGACACCCCGTATATCGTGCTCTACCCCGAGCCGGGCCGCGCGATGACTGCGTCGCTCGGCGACAACCGGGTCGACTTCTCTGCCGTCGTCCAGCTGACGTGCGTGGGGCTGACGGCGGCGCAGGCCATGTCGGTGTCCGACCGGGCCATCGCCGCGCTGTCCGTCGTCCTGACGGTCGCCGGGCGCGCGTCCTGGAAACCGGAGTCCCTCGATGGGCAGCCGGTACAGCGTGACGATGACGTTGTTCCGCCCTGCTTCTACGCACCCAGCCGGTACCGGCTGCGCTCAATCCCCCTGTAGAGGAGTTCCTCCATGGCAACCCTGACCACCCAGGTCATCAGCCTCGGCGGCCTGGCCCCGACCTATGGCGCCGCCGCCGCATCCACGAAGATCCAGTGTGACGAGCGGACGTTCCTGCACGTCAAGAACGCTGCCGGTTCCAGCATGACCGTCACCCTGTCCTCGACCGCGAAGGTCCGCTCGCAGGCCGCCGCGGACGTCGTCATCACGGTCCCGGCGACGACCGGCGACATGATGATCGGCCCCATCACGAAGGATCTGTTCGCCGGCCTGTCGGACGGTCTCGCCGCGGTCGCCTACTCGTCGACCACCTCGGTCACCGTCGCCGCCGTGCGCATCTGATCCTCGCCCGCCCCCGTCTCGCCCGCCCCGCCGCTCGGGGCTTTTTTTGTGCCCTGAGGAGGGTTCATGTCTGACCTGATCAGCGATGGCAACACGAAGGTTTCGTGGGTGCCGTCGATCGCGAACATCAACGCGCCGACTGCGGCGGAGTTGAACGGCGGCTCCGACTGGACGCTGCGCATCACCCCGGACGGCCTGAAGACGGACCCGGCGACGGCGGACGTCGACACCAGTTCGCTCGGCTCGACGTTCACCACGAACCAGCCCGGGCGCCGGAGCTACACGGTGGAGCTGACGTTCAAGCGGGGCAGCACCACGATCGAGGATCAGCCGTACACGACGTTGACGTACAACGCGTCCGGCTACCTGGCGGTGCGCCGCGGTGTGGCCTTCGGGACGGCCTATGCGACCGGCGACAAGGTGGAGATCTACCCGGTGACGGCGGGTGAGGCGCAGAACATCGCCCCGGCGGCGAACGAGCTCAACAAGTTCATGTCGCCGCTCAAGGTCACGTCGGACCCGGCGACGAGGGCTGTCGTCGCCTGATGCCGGATATTTCGGAGCTCTTGGCAGGGGCGTCGCCGCGCGAGGTCACCGTTCAGGTGTGTCTTGCGGGCGACGTGGGCGCCGAACTGGAGGCGCTGGAAGCCGAGTTGGGCCAGTTGGGGGAGTGGCATTCGACGTCGCTGGGTGAGGTAAATCCGGCCTACGACCTTCAGGAGCGCCTCACGGTGGCGCGCGAGCGGGCGCGGGAGGCGGCGGTCGAGTTCCGGTTCCGGGCGTTGGGGCATCGCGCCTACAGCAACCTTCTGGCCGCCCATCCGGCACCGGAGGGTTCGAAGGGGCAGCCCTACGACGCGGGCACGTTTCTGCCCGCAGTCCTGGCAGTCTGCTGTGTCGAGCCGTCCCTGACCCCGGCGCAGGTGGACCGGCTGTTGGACGTCGTCAACGACGGCACTGCGCGGACCTTGTTCGCTGCGGCGCTCGCCGTGAACGAGGAGCCGAGCCCGGTCCCTTTCTTGTAGCCCGCCTACGGGATCACCGGCTCCCGTACCGGCGGGAAGTCGAGGCGGCCCGGGCGTGGGGCATTCCCCGCAGCATCCTGTTGGGCCGCCCGCAGCCCGTCCCTGGTGAGCCGTTGTGGCTGCCGGAGGACCGTTGGTGGGCGATGGCCCTGTTGGAGGCCGAATCCGGCCTGTGCGGGGACTGCGGGCATTCGCTCGCCGAGACGACGCATGCCGACAACGAGTACGCCTACGACGCGTCAATCACGAAATGCCACGCCTGCCTGGCCGGTGCACGGCGGGTGGCAGCGCACCAGGAAGACGGCGGCAAGACCGACGGCCTGAAGGTGTCGGTGTTCCGGAGGGAGTCGTAATGGCTGGCATCGACGTGATTGGCCTCACTGTGGTCGTGGACGACCTGGGGACCTTCGCGGAGCGGCTGAGGGTGAACGTCGGGAAGGCCGTCACGGTCACCAGCCGGAAGGTGCGGGACGACGCCCGTGGCCGGATCAGGGGCCACAAGTACCTGCCCGCCTACCCGTATTCGATCACCTACGACGTCAAGGTCACGCCTGTAGGTGTCGAGGGCGAGATCGGCCCGGACAAGGGCCGGGCGCAGGGTCCGCTCGGAAACATCATCGAGTACGGCACCAGCAAGAACGCCCCCATTCCGCACCTCGGCCCCGCATTGGATGCGAACGCCGACGACCTGGTCACCGGCATCGAAATCGCCGTCCATCAGGCCATGTAGCAGCACGTGAAGGACAGGGAACCCATGACCACTTCGAGCAGGAAGCCGCCCGCACGTCGGGCCGCGAAGCCCGCGCTGACGTTCGCCGCCGTGCGGGCCAAGATCCAGCGCCCCCGACAGATCGTCGACATGGTGCTGGACGCCGAGGCCGCCGCCGAGATCGGCGCCCTTGAGCAGCTCCTGGAGCGGGCGCAGCGGCACGACGAAGCCAACGGTGCGGAGACCGCCCGTGACGTCGCCAAGCACCTCCAGGAGGTGGAGGAGCAGGCGGAGGCATCAAGGGTGCGGTTCGCGCTGGAGGCCATCACGCACCGCGCCTACCAGGCGCTGAGGGCCGAGCATCCGCCGACGAAGGAGCAGATCGAGACGGCGGCAAGGCGGGGCGGCAACGAAGAGCCCGCCTTCGACCCGGACGCGTTCGCCCCGGCGCTTGTCGAGGCCCAACTCATCGAGCCGAAGCCGGAGACGCCGGAGGAGTTCGCCGCGTTCTGGAATGACCTCTCCGACGGCCAACTCGGCCAGTTCTGGCAGGCCGCGATCAGCGTCCAGTTCCAGACCGGCGAACTCGGACCGCCCTCACAAGCCGCCGCCGACATCCTCCGCTCCTTCGGGATGGCCACCGGCTGACCTGCCTCTACGCAATAACTGAAGATCGGGGGCAGCCGTGGCCGACCGTACCGTGCGCGTCCGCGTGATCGCCGAGATGCCCGGCTTCGGCACCATCGTCCGCACCGGAACCGGCGAACTGATCGCCCTCGGGGATGCCTCCCTGATCGCCGGGCGCGGCATCCGGGCCCTCGGCGCGGACGGCGCGGCGGCCCGTACCGGTCTGATGGCGATGGGTGCAGGCGCACGCGGCGGCGCGGCAGGCGTCGGGGAGGCTGACGCGGCGGCCCTGGCGGCACGCCGCGGCACTCGGGCCTTGCGTGACGAGACCGCGCTCGCGCCCGCAGCCTTCGGACGGATGGGCTCTGCGGCCCGCACCGGCATGGGCTCGGTCCGCTCCGGCGTCGAATCCGTCCTCGGCCCCGTCAAGCACCTCGGCGCCCTGCTCGCAGGCGGGGCGATCCTGTTCGGCCTGCACGACATCGTCCACGCGGGCAACGAATACACCGACGCGATGAACAAGTTCCTCGAGGTCACACGGGCCTCAGGGGCACAGATGTCGTCGGCAGGCCGTGAAGCGCAGGCCCTCGGCGCGGACATGAAACTGCCGTCGGCGAACGCGGCTGAGGCCGCTGACGCGATGGTCGAGCTGGCGAAGGCGGGCCTGTCGGCGCAGGACGCCATCCGGGCCGCCCGAGGCACCATCCAGCTCTCTGCCGCCGCTCGAACTGACGTCGCAACAGCGGCGAAAATCGAGGGCGACATCATGGACCAGTTCGCCCTCAAGTCCACCGAAGCGACCCACGTAGCGGATGTCCTCGCCAACACGTCGAACTCGGCGTCCGGCGAACTCATGGACATCTACTACGCGATGAAATACGTGGGCCCCATCGCCCACACCATGGGCATCTCCATCAAGGACACCGCCACCGCGGTCGGCCTCCTCGGCAAGTCCGGCATCATCGGCGAAACCGCCGGTACAGCCCTGCGGTCGGCGCTGGTCAACATGGCGAAGCCGACGAAACTCGCCTCGAAGGGCCTGCACGAACTCGGCATTGAAGCGTTCGACAGCAAGGGCAACTTCAAGGGCCTCCAGTACGTCATCACGCAACTCGGCGACGCCTCCCACCACCTGACGACACAGCAGTTCACGGCAGCCGCCGCGATGGCGTTCGGCAAACCCGCCCTTGCGGGCATGGTGGCGCTCGCCCACCAGGGCGGCACCGCATTCCAGCAGTTCGGCGTCCAGGTCGGCCGCGTAGGCGGCGCCGCAGCCCTGGCGGCAGCAGAGTCGAAGGGGCTGGGCGGCGCCATGCGCGGCCTCGGTAAGCAGCTCCAATCCGCCTTCCTCCAGGTGTACTTGGGCGTCGCGCCCGGCCTGGAGAAGATCACCCGGTCGATGACGAAGGGCGTCTCGGACGCCATCCCTTACATCAAGGGCGGCATCCGCATCGCCGGAGACCTGTGGGACATCTACGGGCCAGCGGTCGAAGCCAAGCTGCATGCGGCGTCGAGCGGCATCGGCAAAGCAGCCGCGAGCCTGGCGAACCCGGTGAAGGCGGCGCTCAGTGGGGCACTCGTCGCCGCGGTACCGCTGGCCATCACCTCCGTGCAGTCGCTGGAGGAGGTGCTCAGTAACGCCGGTGCTGCAGCCGCACCGCTCGTCGGCGGCATGCATGACCTGCTCGCATCCGTCTCCTCGGGGGCGGGCGCCCTCGGCGTGGCCACAGGACGGCTGCAAGTCGGCGTCGGCCTGATCGGCGACATGTCCGGCATCCTGCGGCCGATCGGCGAGCTGGTGGGCGGCATCGCCCACGCCTTCGCCGGACTCCCCGGACCCATTCAACTGTCCGTCCTTTCGATGATCGCAATGAGGCCGTTCCGCGGCCAGATCCAGGGCATGCGTGACACGGTTGTCGGCTACGGCCGTTCCGCCGTCACGTCGTTCAACGGCGTGCGCGGCGCCATGCAGACACAGCAGATGCTTGCCTCGCAGGCCGGGATATCGCTTGGGCGTTGGGGCTCGGGGCTCGCCGCTCTGCAAGCCCGCTCCCCGGCCATCGCCGCTATGGGTGCGAGCTTCCGCACCGCATCGACCGGCATTCAGGAGGCGGGCGGTCGTCTGGTCGGCCTCCGGTCAGCGGCCGGAGGCGCCATGGCCGCCCTCGGAACGGGCGCCGGCCGCGGCCTGATGGGTGCGGCCCGCGGCCTGTACGGCTTCCTCGGAGGACCGTGGGGTATCGCCATCGCGGGCGCCATGGTCGGCCTCGACATGCTGGCCCAGAAGCAGCAGGCAGCCGCGGCAGCAACTGCCGCGCATCAGCAGCGTGTCACCGGGCTGGCCCAGGCGCTGCAGGAGTCCGCCGGGGCAATGGATGGCGGTGTGCGTGCGGCAGCCGTCCAGATCATCTCCGACGCCAAGCTGCGGGACGGCAAGACCCAGCTGCTGGACGTCACCTCAAAGGCCGGTCTCACCGCCCAGCAGGTGACGGACGCATACCTGGGCGAGGGAACCAGCGTCCAGCAACTGGCGCAGAAGTACAAAGACCTGGCGAAAACCAAGATGGATGAGGCCTTCTCCAAGGAGTCGCCTAGCGCGCGGAATCACAGCGCCGAATACAACAGCCTCATCGAGCAGGCAAATTCATACGCTGCGGCGGGCAACGCACTCGGCGGCCTGTCGGGCGAGTTCGACGCGGCCGGAAAGAAGGCGAAGGACGTGGCCGCCGCCGTCAAGGGGTCGGGTGCTGCAGCGTTGGACGCGACCGACCCCACCGGCAGGCTGCAGACCGCCATTAAGACCCTCGGCGACTCCGCATCGGATGCGGACACGAAGGCGCGCGCGTTGCACACCGCCCTCGACCTGCTGTCAGGCGGCGAACTCGACGTGCAGGCAGCGGTCGCCAACATGAACCAGGCGCTCCTCGACCTCAACGGCAGCTACAAGGACGGCGTCGATCACTCCAACGGCTACGGCAAAGCCCTGCTACAGGTCGACGGATCACTCAACACGACGTCGGAGAACGGGCAGGGCCTGTGGACCAAGCTGCAGGCCCTGAACGAGCAGACGGCTGGAGCGGCGCAGTCGACATACGATTTCGCGCGCGCCAACAGCGAAGGCGTCGTCCCGGCCTTGAAGCAGGCCGAGGGCCGCATGCAGAAGTCGTGGGAGGCGGCGGTCACGGCGGGGGAGAAGTTCGGGCTGACCGCCGATCAGGCGAAGGTGTTGGCGGCACAGATGGGATTCATCCCGTCGTCGCTGGCCATCACCATGTCGACGCCAGGTCTCAGTGAGACCCAGAAGCAACTGCTGTATGTGCAGGGCCTGGCCGGGCACATGCCGAAGGGGTCGACGATCCGGGTGTCGGCACTCACTGCCGAGGCGAAGAAGGACATCGAGGACGTCGGCTTCAAGGTGAAGACCCTGCCTGGCGGACGACAGATGGAGATCACCGCGCCGACCGGCAAGGCTGCCGCCGCATTGGACGCGCTGATCGCGATCAAGTTGCCAGCGAAGACCGTGAGCGTCAATGCGAAGACCGCCGCTACGATCGCCGCTCTCCAGGCAGTCAAGGGCCAGCTCGCTGGCGTCCCGCGCGGCAAGTCCATCACCATCACGGCACCGTCCGGGGCTGCGATCACCGCGCTCCGCAAGATCGGCTTCAACGTCACATCGCTGCCCCACAAGCAAGTCCGGGTCACCGTGCCGACCGGCTCGGCATTCAGCTCGACCGCCGCGATCCAGCGCTACATCAACAACCTGCACGGCAAGACCGTCACCAACTACGTCAACTCGATCGTGACCACGACGAAGAAGTCCGTCCACGAGGTCGTCGGCAAGGCCGACGGCGGCATCGTCAGCTTCTACGCCGACGGCGGCATGCACGAGAACCACGTCGCACAGATCGCCCGCAAGGGCACCTACCGGGTATGGGCGGAGGACGAGGCAGGGGACGAGGCCTACATCCCCCTCAACCCGGCGAAGCGTGGCCGCTCACGGCAGATCGCCGCGCAGACCGTCAGCCGTCTCGGCGGGGCTGTCGCCTGGTACGCCAACGGCGGTCTGAGCGGCTTCACGTACACGCCGAGCGGCCAGCCGGTGCTCGGCGGGCCGTCGGACGCCAAGTCGCGCTACGACCAGGACGTTCAGCGCCTGAAGGACGCCTGGGGTGTCCTCAACACGGCGCTGAAAGAGCAGAAGAAGGCCGCCGACAGCCTCACCGCAGCCGAGAAGAATTTGTCGAAGGTCCGCCACCAGCACCACACGGCAGCCCAACTGCGGGCCGCCGAGGACCGTGTCGAGAAGGCGAAGTCGGCGAAGAAGACCAGAGACAAGACGGTCAGCGCCGACCGGCAGAAGGTGTACGCCGCGGATTCGGCCCTCGGCGTGAAGAGGGGGGCGAAGGCGCCCACCGGCTTCGACCTGAAGGCCTACGAGAAGCAGCTCAACGCGTCCGTCGCGGCAACGGACAAGTGGCGCACCAACCTGTCGAAGATCTCCAAGCGGGGCGGTGCTGAGGTTGAATCCCTCCTGGAGAACATGGGCCAGGACGGTTACGCCCTCGTCAACTCGCTGGCTGGAGCGTCCACCAAACAGTTCAACGACATCGTCAAGAAGCTGCAGAAGACCGGCGACGTCGCCAAGGCCACGCTCGCCGACTTCGACAAGCAGCTCAACGCGTCCACCCAGCAGAACCAGCAGTTCGCGGCCGACCTGCAGAAGCTGGCGGCAGAAGGATTCGGCGATCTGGCCTCGGCCCTCGCGGCACAGGGCGACTCCAACGCGATGACTCTCGCCCACGAGGCGGCAGGCAACAGCAAGAGCGCCTCAGCGGCCAACAAGAACGTCACCAAGGCGCAGGCCACGCTGACCGGCGACGACCTGACGAACTCGCTGATCCTGCTATCCACGCTGCGTGGCGGGACGGGCCGCGGCTACGCCGACCTCATCGCGGCAGGCCTCGGCACCGACGTCATCAAGGCCCTCGTGCCGAAAATGACCAAGCAGATCGGCGCGTTGCCCGACGCCAACAAGTCGGCGTTCGTGCGGCAGTGGGTGTCGCAGGGCGGCCAGCCGATGGCGCTCGGCGGCATCCTCACCCGTCCGACCCCGGTCCTCGCCGGCGAGGCCGGTGTCCCCGAGGCGTTCATTCCGCTCACCGGCACCGTGCGCAGCCGGGCCCTGCTCGCCGCATCCGCCGCAGCGCTCGGCTACCACCTGGTCCCCGCCAGCCGGTGGGCGAGCCACAGCTACAGCGACATGCGGAGTGGAGGCCAGGGCGACCGGATCAACAACATCACCCTCAACGGCGCCAAGCAGACCACCGCCGAACAGGCAATGGACATCGCCCGCCACATGGCATTCGTCGGCTGACAGGGAGGGGGCGCGGTGCCATTCACGGCAGGACAAGACCTCGGCGGAGTCTGGGCCGACCTCGGCGCTATCCAACTCGGCCGGGTCGACGCCAACGGGGTCGCCTGGGCGTTGCAGGATCTGCAGGGCTGGGACGGCTCCGAGGTCCGGTCCGAATACACCGACCGGGAGGCCGACCATGGATCGTGGGCGTCACCCGTCTACCTCGGGTCGCGGCCCATCACTCTGGCCGGCAACATCACCGCCCCGGACCGGCCAAGCTTGGAGAGTGCACTGGAGCAGCTGCGGTCGGCGGCTGCGCTGACCGACACCACGCTGGTGGTGTACGAACTGACGTCACCAAAGCAAGCCGTGGTGCGCCGGTCCGGGAAACCCCTGTTCGCCTACATCACGGACCGGATCGCCACCTACAGCGTGCTCGTGACGGCCGGGGATCCGCGCCGCTACAGCACCACCCTGCAGACCGGAACGACGGGCCTGCCCAGCACGACGGGCGGCCTCACCTTCCCGATCACCTTCCCGGTCACGTTCTCGGCGACAACCGTGTCCGGGCAGATCGGCGCCGTCAACTCCGGCTCCATAGAGACCCGGCCGATCCTGACGATCGCCGGGCCCGTGGTGGCGCCCACCGTGTCCGCCCTATACCCGGACGGCACGGTGCGGCAGCTCATCTACTCACTCGACCTGGCGTCCGGCGACGTCCTGACCATCGACACCGACGCCCACACCGTGCTGCTCAACGGCTCCGTATCCCGGCGCCGTTTCATGTCGGTGCCGTCCGGATGGCCCACGATCCCGGCCGGGGCGTCTGTCAGCTATCAGTTCCAGAGCTCGACCTACAACGCGAGCGCAATGCTGACCGCCCAATGGCGCTCGGCGTGGATGTGAGGAGGCGTTCATGCCAATAGACCCGTGGGCAATCGACGGTCTGGCGTTTTCGGGCCTGGAAGCCCGGCTCGTCGAATCCCTGGCCGTCATGGGCAACGGAAGCGCCCTCGGCGCCACTTCCGGCGTCCGGCCCGGCGACCCTGGCCTCACCGTCACGCTGGCCGGCACCACCATCAACTGCTCTGCCGGCGTGGCGGCTGTCGCCTACAGCGGGCAGGGCGTGTACCGGTGCGCATTCCCCTCGTCCGTGTCGCCCGGCGTCTACACGGCGGCGCACGCGACCCTGAACAGAATCGACCTCGTCTACCTGCGGGTGTGGGACAACTCCGTCGACGCGTCCGGCCTCAACAAAGCGGACATCGTCTACCTGGCGGGCACCCCGTCGTCGACACCGGTCGCGCCCACCCCCGCCGGTACGCAGATCTACATGCCGCTCGCCACGATCACCGTCCTGTCGGTGTCCAACGGCGGCACGGCCAGCGTGTCGACCGCGGTCCGGCCGTACACCGTGGCGCCGGGCGGCATCCTGCCCGCCACAACCGCGCCGACGGGCCTGTACGTCGGCCAGTACTACGACAACGCCACCGGCCTGCTGCGCTGGAACGGCAGCGCGTGGCGGCAGATCAGCCCCTACACGCCGCTCTCCCAGGCACAGATCAGTCAGCCCGGCTCGTTCACGGCCGGCCCTTTCACGGACTTTCCCTCGGGGAACTGGCCGACGCTCAGCTTCACCGTGCCACCCAGCGGGCTGGTGTGGATCAGTATCGGGGGCGCCGTCATGAATACGAACACAACCACGTCGTCGGGCTGGATGGCGTGGCGCGCCTCCGGGGGCGTCACTGAGACCGCGTCCGAAGCCAACGGCCTGTCAACGGTCGGCGCCCGCACCTACGCCACCCGCCGTGTCCTGCGCTCCTGGACACCCGGCGCATCCGTGGTGCTCACCCCGCAATACCTGTTCAGCTCGGTCGGCACCCTGACCACCACCACCCGGGCCGACAACGGACTGCTCACCGTCGAACCCGTCGCCACCGCATGACCGCAGCCCCGGTTGAGCTGGCCTGGTTCGGCTGCGACCTGCGGACCGGCGGCATCGTCGAAGACCTCCGCTCGATCAAACCGACCGGGGCGCTCACCCGGAAACTCGGCGACTCGACCACCCTGCAGTTCGAGCTCAACATTCCCGGCGCCCCCGCAGGATGGGATGCGGCCACAGCCCAGGGGCGGAGCATGCTGGTCGCCGTCGACACGGCCACCAATACACCGATCTGGGCGGGCGCCATCCTGACCCGCACAGGCGGCAGCTCACAGACCGTGCAGATCGGCGCCATCACCCTTGAGGGCTACCTCAACAGCCGCTACCCGGGCGATCAGACCCTCATCGGCACGGATCAGGCCACCGTCATCGGCGCGCTCGTCACTCCGGCCCTTACCTCCGGGCCGCCCATCGTCATCGACGCACCCAGCATCGGCGTCACCATGGACTACACGACCGTCGACGGCGACGACAAAACCATCCTGACCTGCATACAAGAAGTCATGAGCCTCGACGGTGGCCCCGAATGGACCGTCGATGTCGCATGGAACGGCACCCAAGGGTTCCAGTTCCCGCTGCGTGTCCGCGCCGCGATCGGAACCCAGGCGAGCCCACCCGAAGCCACCTTCGACTTCCCGGGCTGCGTCGACGGCTACACGCTCACCGAATCCTACGAAGCGGGCAAAGGCGCCACCCGTGTCATCGCCCGAGGTGAGGGTGAAGGCACCTCTCGGCTCACCTCCATCGTCCACGAGGCGACCGCACTGATCGCCAACGGCTGGCCCGCATGGGACTACCGCTACACGCCCGCGACGGGAATCGACGACCCCGACCAGCTGGACGCGCACGCCACACAGTCCCTGGCCCTCATGCAGTTGGGCGCCCAAGTCTGGTCCGTTGAAGCCGTCGCCTCCCGCGCGCCACGACTCGGCCGCGACTGGAACCTCGGCGACACCGTCCGCCTCGCCGTCGAAACCGGCCGATCCCCCCGCCACCCGCAAGGCGCCGACGTCACCGCCCGCTGCTGGTCCTGGGAACTCGACCCCGACGGCGACAAGGTCCGGCCCATCCTGGTGGAGGAGAACTGATGCCGCGGCAACTCGACCAACTCCCCACGGATGCAACAACGATGGCCCGGAAAATCGCGGCACTGGAACGGCAGGTCAACGAGCTGCGGGCTGCCCGCCGCCTCAGCTCCGCAACTGCGGGGATCATCCAGACTGCGGCTTCCGGCGCCCGGGTGGCGATGAACGGAGCCAACCAGGCCGTCGACGTGTACGGAGACGACGGCACCACCCTGCTGGCTGAACTCGGGCCCGACGCCAGCGGTGGTGGCGGCCTGTGGACCCGCGGCCTGCAAGCCCCCAACAACATCAGCTCCTACCTGGGCAGCGGAGAGCTGTCCTTCCGGCCCGTCGAAGACGGACTCGTCGAGGTCCCGGCCAACGTCTACTACGACACCGATGCCTTCCAGTACAGCGACCTCACCGTCACCTCTGGCGCGGTCGGTGCGACCGACCACCGGGCGCTGCTCATCCTGGAGTCCATCTACGCCGGCGCAACCCCGTACATCTACGTACAGGGCGAGAACTCGACGCCCTGCAACTTCGATGTTCTCGGCATCATGACCTCGTCGAACTGGGCCTACGGAACCGTCAGCATCACCCCGAGCGCGGCGAACACCCCGACGTCGTCCGCAGTCACCGGCCTGAGCCTGAAGGGCTCGTCGTTCTACGCGTTCGCCGCGGCGCAGACCGCAGCCCCCGGAACGAACGTGACGGGCGTCGGCACTACCGCGGTCACCTCGTCCGGCCTGACGGTGTGGGTGACCCGAACCAACACGACCGCCACGATCGTCAACTGGATGGTGATTGGCGTATGAGCACGCCCGTGACGTTCCTTCCGTCCCTCTATTACGAGGTCACGGCGCGCGACACCAACGAGGACTGCCGCAACTACGACCAAGTCTTCGACCTTCCGCAGTTCTACTCGAACGACGGCGTGCACTGCTACGTCACGTGCGGCATCTGCAGGCAGCGCATGGAGATCCTCACCGCCGTACTGCTCGACCCGCAGCCTGAAGTCTCCTGACCTATCGCATCACCGGCCCGCGCCCCGCCCCCACCAGGGCGCTTTTTCATGCCCTGGAGGGGCTCCATGACCGTGATCGTCACCCGGCACATCGAAGAACACCCCAGCGATATCGGCGGCCGACTCGGCCGGCACGTCGAGCACGATTCCCGCAGCAAGGCCTACGCCCTGTCCGAGGATCTCTTCGGCGCCGGCGGCTACACCTCGGCCACCCACACGGTGAACGCGCCTGTCCTCGACCAGGCCAACGTCGGCGCCTGCACCGGCTTCGGCACCGAGGCCTGCGTCTCCGCCGACCCGTTCTACGGCGCGATCCCTACCACCGTGGCGGCCCGGCCTACCGGTGATGTCGACATCGACAACCAGCAGGGCTACAGCCTCTACTCGTCGGCGACGCACCTCGACAACATCAAGGGCTCGTGGAAGCCGGACGACACCGGCTCGTCCGGTCTCGCCGCCGCGAAGGCCGCGATGAAGACAGGGCTCATCGCCGGATGCCAGCACGCCCTGTCGCTGGATGCCGCACTCAAGGGGCTCGGCAAGCTGGCGTGCATCACCGGCGTCGACTGGACTGAAGGGTTCGACAACCCGGACGCCAACGGCCACGTCAAGCTCGGCGGATCCGTGCGCGGAGGACACGAGTTCTGCGTGTACGGCATCGACGTCCCCAACCAGCTCGTGTGGGCCCGCAACAGTTGGGGCCCCGACTGGGGACTGAACGGCTGCTTCTCCTTCTCGTGGGACGACTGGGGGCAACTCCTCAGCCAGCAGGGCGACGCCACATTCTTCGTGCCGCTGACCTCCCCGGCCCCTGTCCCCACACCGACGCCGACTCCCACGCCGGACTCGGTCGACGCCGCCATGGCCAAGTCCATGCGGACGTGGCTTGCCGCGAAGGGGGTCTGACGATGGATTTCGGTGAAGCACTCAGGGCGGCGCTGAGCGGCGCCCGTATCGCCCGGTCCGGCTGGAACGGCGCCGGCATGTTCGTGGTGCACCAGAAGGGCTACCCCGACGGCATTCCGATCAACGCCAACACGGCGGAGGCGACGGGCATCCCGCAGGGGACGGTGTGCGTGTTCCGCCCGTATCTGATGATGAAGACCGCTCAGGACGACTTCGTCCCGTGGGTCATCAGCCAGACCGACGCGCTCGCCGACGACTGGGAGTGTGTCTGATGACCGACCTCTGGATGCCCGGCGCAGCCCGGCACTCGCTCGGCAACACCGGCGTGATGAACGGCGGCCCCGCCCGCGCCGTCTGGCACATCACCTCGAACGCCAAGGACTGGACGTTCAAGAACGAGCTGGGCTGGTTCACCGGCGGCGGCGCGAACGTGGCACCGCACCTACTGTGGGACCCGTTCACCGGCCAGATCGCGCAATTCTTTCCCGCGGACTCACGGTCGCTGTCTCTCCAGAACGACGGCGCGGTGAAGACCAACCGCACTGGCAAGTACTGCGTGCAGATCGAGACGGTCTTCACTGCGGGCGAGACCGTCGGCGGCAAGAAGTACGCGACGGTGCGCGACACCCCAGCCAAGGGCCTCGACCAGATCATGGACTGGCTGAGGAGTCTCGGCATACCTGACGTCTGGCCTGGGGGAGCCCCGACGGGCTTCGTCCGCGATACCGTCTCCGCCGGCATGTGGGCGAACGACGGCGGCCAGTACGGGCACCACCAGATCCGCGGCAACGCTCACGTCGATCCGGGCCCGATGCCGAACCTGGCCGCGTTCGGCACGTCGCCGGTCAAGCCGACGCCCAAGCCTGCCGTGAAGTACGAGCCGTTCCCCGGCGCCACCTGGTTCTCGATGGGCCGCAAGTCGCCGATCGTCGCCGCCATGCACGACCGGCTCGTCGCCGTCGGCTGCGGCAAGTACAAGTCGTCGACGGGCAAGAACACCATCGGCTCCGGCGACAAGGCCAGCTACGAGGCCTGGCAGGAGAAGTGCGGCTTCCCCGGCGACTGGCCGCCCGGCAAGACGACCTGGGACAAGCTGAAGGTGCCGAACGTCTGATGGGCTACGACCGCGGCGTGCCGCCATCTGACTGGCCTGGCCTGGAGATGGTCGGCATGACCCAGCTGACCGACGACATCTACTTCGGGTGGCTGGCCGAGGAGGCCAACCCCACCTTCTGGCACTGGTGCAGCGTGCTGGAGGGCGTGCCCGCCGAGCGCAAGGTGCACGACGGCTGCTGGGTGGCCGCCGGAACGAGCAGCCACCGACTGGTGTCGCGGGAGCCGCTGCACCTCGAACCGTCCCTGCTGTGGCAGTGCTGCGGCACTCACGGCTTCGTCCGCGACGGGAGGTGGGTGTCCGCGTGACTGACCTGTTTTACGACCTGGAGTTCCTGGAGGACGGGCGCACGATCGAGCTGATCTCCATCGGCATGGTGTGCGATGACGGCCGCGAGTACTACGCCGTCAACCGCGACATGCCCGTCCGCCGCATCCGCAAGCACCCGTGGCTGATGCAGAACGTCGTCCCCAACCTCCCGAAGGGCCACGGCGACCAGCGCATCCACATGCCGAAGCGCTGGCTGTTCCACTACGCCGACCACCGCGTGAAGCACCGGAAGACCATCGCCTCCGAGGTCGCCGAGTTCATCCGCGCGGCCGGACCGGACGTCGAACTGTGGGCGAACTACGGGGCCTACGACCACGTCGCGCTCGCCCAGTTGTGGGGCCCGATGATCGCGCTCCCGCCCGGCGTTCCGATGTTCACCAACGACATCCAGCAGGAGGCTCGCCGCCTCGGGATCCCGTGGGACGACCTGCCCAAGCAGGACGGCGCCGAGCACAACGCCCTCGCCGACGCGAGACACAACCAGACCGTCCGGCGCTGGCTCGCCGAACAGGCACAGAAACGAGACCACCCATGAACCTCGACATTTCGAAGGCCCAGATCATCGGCCTGCTCGTCACCCTGGTCCTCCCGGTCGCTGTCGGCCTGGTCACGACCCGCGTCACCTCGGCCGCCGCGAAGGCCGTGCTCCTGCTGCTCCTCACCGCCGCGAACGGCTTCCTCGTCGAGCTCGGCGCCACCGGGTCCGGGTACAACGTGGCGAACGGCGTGTTCTACGCGGCCGTCAGCTTCGTCACCGCGGTGGCCGTGCACTTCGGGTTCCTCAAGCCCACCGGGATCTCCGGCAAGGCGCAGGACACGCTGCGCACCGCCAGCACCCCCCAGGGCGTCTGACCGTAGGAGCACCACGTGCCCGAGGATCCGTCGAATGCGGAACTCGCCCACCGCATTGAGGCCATGCGCCTGGACCTCAAGGACGACTTCCGGGAGCTCGCCAAACGGCTCGACGCCAAGGTGTCCGTCGAACGGTACGAGCTGGAGCGGCGGGCCGCCGACGCCGTGCACGTTGCACTCATCGAGCGGGTGGCGGCCATCGAGGCGGCACGGGCGCAGGAGAAACGGGACGCGGACGTCGAACGGCGCAAGACGGAGGATCAGCGGCGCGCCGACAAGCGGCTCATCTTCTCGGCGCTGATCGTGCCGGTGCTGATCGTGCTGTTGCAGGTGTACCTCTCGTCGCGGGGGGCCGGTTCGTGAGCGAACACGCATCCCCGGCGAAGGAACGCCGCAAGGCCGATCTGCGGTATGCGGCGGTCGCGGTCGCCGCGGTCGGCTCCTTCGCCACCATGGCGATCTGGATGCAAGGCCTCTCCAACGACCTGCGCGTCTCCAACCAGGCCCGCGACGCGCTCGCCCGGCAGGTGCAGTCCCTCGGCCACAAGCCGGTCGCCGGACCGCCCGGATCACGTGGCGAGGCAGGCCAGTCCGTCGTCGGCCGGCGAGGGCCCCAAGGTGTAGCCGGCTCTCCGGGTCCGACCGGATCGCCGGGCAGCACGGGCGAGGCGGGGGCTACCGGAGCCAGCGGCGCACCTGGCGTCGCCGGATCGCCCGGAGTCGGCGTCACCGGGGCCGTCGGCAGTCCAGGCCCCGCCGGACCTCAAGGTGAAGCAGGGGTGGCCGGACCCGTCGGCCCCCAGGGCGATCGGGGCGAGAAGGGCGACACCGGCGCGACAGGCCCGGCACCGTCTGGCTGGACGTTCACGGACAACACCGGGGTCACCCAGGAGTGCGCACCCGACAGTGAGGGCTCCACCTACTACACCTGCCAGCCCGTCTCGCCGGCGAGCCCGTCACCCACCCCGTCGAATCCCGAGTCCGCGGTGCTGGTGCTCAGTGCCGTGATCGCCCGCAGGAGGATCGATGCCCCAAGCAGTACCCGCGGCCGACACCGGGCGGTCCGCCGCCGCGGTGGCGCCCATCGCTGAACCGCCCGCGGCCCGTCAGCCCCGCCGAGACGACAGTGCGGCGGACGCGGGCAGCCTCGCGCGCATGGGCCGCCTCGACCCGCAGCCGATCCCGGCGCCGTCCATCAGCCCGTTCCTTGCGCCCGACCTGCCGCCCTTCGAGGAGGACGACTGACGGGCTCCGTGCCACCGGCCGCCCCAACAGGCCGGTTGCCCTGTCCGCCCCTCGCGTGGTGGGGAGGTGAACCCGTGCTGCACCTCGTACTCGACCTGCTTGCCAGCCTGTCTGTCTGCCTCTGACCGGCACGACTGCGCCCCCGCTGCCCTCCTGGGCGGTGGGGGCGCTTCGTCACGTCCCGTCGGTGAACGGCGGATTCTCCAGGTGCCGGGCGAGGATCCATTCCTCGTCGCCGCGGCGGCAGGTCAGGATGAGCCGGATCGGCTTGCCGACGTACTCGCCTTGCCACATGGCCTGGGACTTGCCCTCCATCCAGCGCCCGGGCCTGGTGCGCTGCATCGCGCGTTGCGTGCCAGTACCCACGTCGAGCGGGAAGGCTTCGGGCCCGCGCCCGTGCTCGTCGGTTCCGTTGCTGCCGTGCGAGAAGCGGAAGGGCCCCCAGACGAAGGCGTCGACGTCGGCCTGCGTCACGTTCCTCTCCGGGTGGAGGACGGTGCGTTCCCTGTCGTCGTCGCCGACGACTATGCGTACCTCGTCGAGGCGGCGCAGCGCGTCAGGCCCGCCGAGATGCACGTTGAGGAGGGCCTGGCCGTTGCCGGTATCTATCAGCTCAAGGTCGAACTGTGGCGTCAGCTCGGCGTGCCAGCGGTCCTGCTCGATGCGGGTCATGGTGTCCGCAGTCTTCGCGGACCGATGCGCGGCGAGCCACGCGCCGGCCGTCGCGACCGCGCTGAGGGCGGCTGTGGACAAGGTGGCGACGTCGCCCCAGTGGATTCTCATGCGCCGGGAGCGTAGCGGGAGTTGACCGCTGGCGAACCCGGCATGACCGCGCCCCGCCCCTTCGCTGCCATCTGACGGCGGGGGAGCGGGGCGCTTCGTCATGTTCGGTCAGGCGGCCCACTCGGTGAGCACGTCGGCGGTCTCCGTGAACCCGAACTGACGGAGGGCGTCGATCGGGTCGGAGTCGGCGAGGCACTTCGCTAGGTGGTGATCAAAGACCACGGTGAGCTGCCTCGCCATGACGTTGTTGCCGTCCGGGTCTTCAGGGGTGGACGCCTCGGCCGCAACGAGCCGCTCCATGTAGCCGAAGGGGACCCCAGTTCGATCCGAGGCCTCGCGCAGTGCATCCATGTTGTAGGGCATGACGGTGACGGTACTACAGATAATGCCCTATTATCTGGGGTATCGCCGATCGCGAGCAGGGAGAACGACTCCCTGGAGGTGCGCGAAGCGGGCCCGTTATCTGTGGCAAGGAGGATCGTGGGCAACGTCGTACAGCTCCCCACCGGCAAAGCACTCACCGTCCAGGCGGCAGCCGACCGCTACCTCGAGTCGCTCAGCAACCCCAACACGGCCCGCAACTACGGGATCGGCGTCAGTAAGACCGTCGAGCGCGTCAGTGGGAACCGCCCTCTCGAGTCCGTCGGTGACGACGAGATCGGCGAAACCCTCGAGCAGTTGTGGGGGAGCGGCTCCGTCAACACCTGGAACGCACGCCGCTCCGCTGTCCAGTCCTGGCTCTCCTGGTGCCGAGACCGCGGATACGGGGGCCCCTCCGTCCCCGTGTGGACGAAGCGCCTTACTCCGCCGGACAGTGACACGCCTGCGCATTCCAAGATGGAGGTCGACCGTCTCATCGGCCGCCGCGACATCCATCTCCGCGAGAAGACCCTCTGGCGGATGCTGTACGAGACCGCGGCCCGCTCCGACGAGATCCTCGCCCTCAACATCGAAGACCTCGACCTCGCGGGGCGCCGCTGCCAGGTCAAGGCCAAGGGCGCCAAGTCGAAGACTCGGCGCCGCGGTGAGACTCGAGCAGACTTCGTCCTCGAGCCCGTCTACTGGGATGCCGGAACGGCTCGCCTCCTGCCGCGCCTCCTGAAGGGCCGAACTCGAGGCCCGGTCTTCGTAGCCCACCGCAAACCGGGGCCCGGCAAGGTTGTGAGCGCTCGAGACGTCTGCCCCGACACGGGACTCGCCCGCCTCTCCTACGGGCAAGCTCGAGCCCTACTCGATGAGGCCACCGCGGCGGCCGGACCCGGAACAGGGTGGGACCTGCACGAGTACCGGCACTCCGCCCTTACGCACCTGGGCGAACAGGGCGCCTCGCTGTTGATGCTGATGGCGAAGTCCCGGCACAAGAAGCCGGAGAACGTCCGTAAGTACTTCAAGCCGTCACCCGAGGCCATCGCCGAACTGACGAGCCTGCTCGCGCCCGGCAACACCCAACGCTGACGGAGGGTCCGATCCGTGACGCTGGACATCCGCCCCACCGACGACCCGCACCACTTCCACCTTTACGACGCCGAAGACAAGATCGGTGAGATCCTCTGCGACCCGCCAGACGAAGACGACCCCACGGACACCGATCCGCCGCACTGGTCCGCTGAACTCTGGAGCCAGATGGGCACTGGCAAGGAGTGGAGCGCGACCGGTGAGAGCTATGACGAGGTGGCGGGGTACGCCCTGGAGCTGTACGAGGAGTTCACCGCCGAGCGACATGAGCTGAGTAAGGGCTCACGCACCTGGACGACGGGCAGCATCCCGATGGGCGGGAAGCCCGGATGGCGGCGCCGCTAGACCGCCCGTGCCACACTGGCGATACGCCCGTCTCGCATCCCCCGTCGAGGCGGGCGCCCCTATTTCACCGCTCCCACGGCCGCCGCTCGTCGCCCTGCACCTGCCGCCCGG